GTTATTTCTAAAATTTTCGCTAAAGCTCCGCTATCGCGGAGCTTACAGATTACAGTTATACAGATGGCAGTTCAACATAAGCGAAGCGGAAGCCGAGCGCGGCGCTGACGCTCGTCCGAGAGTTGAGGCCGTTGAACGACGCCAAGCCGAAGGAGGCACTGCTATAGTAGCCACCGCAGTAGAAGGACCGCTCTGCACCACCATTATCAAAATAGCAAAGATGGGATTTACTCAAAACATTGGCATCTTTAGGCAACATCCCGAGAGCTTGCAATAACAGCTTTGCATTTTCCCCAATAGTTACGTCAGCGACAATGCTTCCGAAAATACAGCTATGTGAGCCTGGTGCAGCATCAGTTATTGTTGTTGAGTAAGTTAGTTTGCTACTTATCCAGTCCATCTTTACGCTGCCTTCAGTAGTACCGCTTCCATTGGGATCTATTAGTGTGCCATCATCTGCTTTAATGGCTTTCCATTGTAGACTGCTTGCAGATTGTGAATTTAGGCTATCAGCACCGTTGTTATTAGCAAGGATTTGCAATTCTCCATAAACAGATCTAATTCCGCCGGACCAATCACGCACATTGCCGCCAAGGCCATCAATGCCTGAAGGCGAATTGTCATGAAACCAAGTTAATGGACCAGTACCTGTTAGAGTTCTATTTGTCTGACCACTAACTATATTACCAGGCAATGCTTTGTAACTGCTTTCGGTGGAATGCTTTCCATAATTATTATTGCCCAATGGAACAAATTTGTTGTTTTCACACCAGTTTATAAGCAATCCTCTTTCCATTTGCGTCATAAGGTGCCATCCCTTGCCTTTTGCCACACAAGCAGCAATTGCATCATCTAAATTAATACTTGCACGAGGTTCTTGGCCGGGCATAGAGTAAGCCCTTCCATTCTTAATTATGCTTGGATATTTAGCTATCCATATTGCATCTACTTCTTGTCCATTAACTATAAATGCCGGGAAAGTAGCTTCCGATGCACCCATGCCTAATTGTGCATAAGTTTGCTTTGGAATCTTTACCATAATGCTTGGCACGCCTTTATCATCATATAGAAGCTCGTTTCCAGGACAGGCAGCCATCAATGACAAATTAGATAAATCAAAGTTCGCCATAGTTATTCCTCCTACTCAATAGACCAAAGAGTTAAGGTGACCGCATTCATATTAAGCGGTACAGGAACAAGCAAAGCTTCTCCTTCTTCCCCAATCTCTTCGCCTTCTTCATATTTTCTTTCCGGTATATCAATTTGCGCCACATACGAACGTCCGGCTGCAGCACCGATTACTAGGGCATTATCTTCATCAAAACATACATCGATATGAACAGGCCAGTCTTGTTCGCGGCTTGCCAAATTGATTGTCAAATCATCATCGAAGGTTACTTTGGTTCCTTTGACTGAGTACGGAATTTTTGCACCTTCATTCTTTTCTTTTATTATCATTTCATAAAACCTCCTAACACAGTGTATTTAACAGTTGCTGACTTAGCCGAACCATTAAACCCCATCTTGAAGCCATTGGTGAGCTTGTCGCTTATTTCAACCTCTCCGGCGTTGCCTTTAGCATTTTCAATTTCCGTAAGCACAATATAATCTTTGCTGCCGAATTCTTTTTTCAGGCTTATTGTCTGGATACTATTGTTAAACGGAAAAGATTCGCTATTGGATAAGTCTATAGATCCTCTTTCAATCTCCCAGCCATTTTGCCTTGCATAGTTGAGTAGCATTCCAATAGCCAAATGAGCATCTACAATACCTGTTTCAATATTATTAAAGCGCACCTGGTCTTGTGGCGTTCCTTGCTGCATAACCTCGCCAGTAGGCGTTATTGTCCATGTTCCATTCCCATTATCAACAACAGTAAATAGATTCTGTTGCTTTGTTACATGGTCAAGCCAAGTTGTCCAATCATACATTTTATGCACCCCCTTCTATTACGGCAAAGTCAAACCAGTAAAGAACCCCTGTTTGACCTGTTTCTATCGTGATGTTCATATCCTGATGTACCCATCGTCTATTTTCGTTGTTATACAGCTCCACACGATTTATTGCTACTGATCCATCGGGGATAATGGACAACAAAGCTCTGACTGTTCCATCAGGCAGAATAACAACATCGTTGATAGTAGCAGGGTAGTAGGTAGAGCCTACACGATACTGAGCCCTTACTATTTTCCTTTTTATAAAGTTTCTTAAATCTTCAAAAGCAGCTGTGTCGAGCACTTGTATCACCTTCCTTTACATTAAACTTCCTAAAGCTGTTCCGCATTTTGGCGCACTATATATGGAGCTGCCATTATTGGCACCAATCTCAATCCCGCTTTTCTGAATTCCACCCTGTGTGGCTATAGCAGGATAGCTCCCTGTTTCAATTTCCCCACTTCTTGGAGCAGAATAGGGAACACCTCCTGCATCAGTCCAAATAGCAATGTCGCTTTTGGTGATTGCACCTTGGGTTGCACGCACAGGATATGTTCCACAAAGCCTTGCCCCATAGATTGTATATCCAGTAGAAACCTTAATAACTACATTGACTCGGCTTCGATAAATGATCCCATTGTCTTGCAGGTGGGAACGGGTAGGCTTAAATATTTTAATTGCCCTTATAAGTTCATCGTGGGAGATATTCTCTTGTTGGTCTGTAACATCAAGTATTACACGAAAATAAAAAGGATCTCCCCCATACTCAAACCATTCTTCTAATTCAGTTCCGGGATATATATCACTTAATGCTCTTTCTACAGCTCCCGCAGTTCCAAGTGTTCTATGCACTCTGAAACTATCTTTTATCTGCATCGCCTTTACCCTTCGCTTATAGTTGTAGCCATACCACTTAACATTTAGATCATGAGCTAAAATGTCCAGTAGTTCTTCAGGTTGTTTTTCTATTTGCGGATATATGCGAATACTATCTATCTCTTCAGGCCTTTTAGACAGTAGATTTGCAGCTATTTTAGCCAAAGCAAATGTTTTGTTATCACCTTTAAGAACATCCGGAAGGGTATTAAGTAGATTTTTCGGTGTAATTCCGTTATTATTCATCTTCATACCCTCCATCAGTTATTATGATATTGTCAACTTCAGCGATTTGTGGCACCAGGTTATCACTACCATTTCTCAAAGCAGTAAAGCTTGGTGATACAAGCTCTATTCTTTTTACTCCTGCCGACTTCACACGCTGGCGTAATTCATCGGGGTTGATGTCCCGGCCAAACTTCTCACCTTGCCACCTGACATATTCATCTACTGCCTCCTGGACAGCCACCTCAATTTCAGTAGCACTTTGCGTTGCATTTCTTGAAATATAAAAGGTAAATTCTACATCATAGGAAGATGTTTCGGCATCATCAACTACTACATAATCAGTTAGCGGCCGCACATGTTTAGGATTGCAGGCTGCATATACTGCGTTTTTAATTTCAGATCCAGCTATTGTTCCATTGTTCATCAGAACATATATATTTACTTGACCAGGTATTGGAGAATTTACTACTACATCAGCAATCTCAGTAGATACTTGTTTAGCAAAATAAGCATAGCCATCATCTGGCCCCGCTGTGCTATATGATCCGGTGCTTGCTTTGAGCAACTCGAAGTATTCTTCATCAGTAGCAGCATTGGCACCATCGTCACTTTCGGTCATGTTTTCGCACCTGTCATAATAGGGAAATATATCCACCAAGGTATCAATTTGTCCTGGGGCATAACCGTTTCCGATTGTTCCAGGTGTTTGGCATTGAATCATGGCTTCTGCATGAGTTTTGCCAATATCAATATAGACGTCCGTTGTAGTCTCCCATATTAAAGAGTTTTCCTTGTCAGTTACTCTTGTGCCTACGGGAATGAGTATCGCACTTTCTTGAATTTCTGATATATGAAATCTTTGTGTGCTGATTGCTGCCTGAGCTAATGGCCGCTTTACATCATTGTATAAAACACTCCCCAGTTCATCTAAGTTCTCACCTTGAGACCTGCTTGGTATATTCTGATTGCCAGTATAATTGTTCAATACTCTTTCCTGGACAATCACACTAGCAAGCCACTGGATAAAAAGCCTTTCCGGGCTTGCCGGCCTAACTGTCATTCCTGTCATTTGTTCGTAGGAGGATATGAGCTCCGAAACAAGTGCGCTGGTGTCAGTCGTAATAAATTGATGGTCACTGTTTCTACTCATCTTCAATATCCACCTCCACAATTGCATTTAGTTTGCCTGGCACGCTTAAATCCGTTTCTACTTTAATATCTAAAATCTTCGCCCTTGGCTCAAATTCTGAAATAGCATCTTTTATTTCAGTTATAAGCAAAGCTTTTGAAGCAACCAGTGGCCTGTCTAAAAATTGCATTGGCAAGCCAAAGTCACGATACAAAGGCACAGAGAATTGGCGTGTAAGCAATATAATCTTGATGTTTTGCAATACAGATTTAACCGTGTTTTTTTCATTCAAAGATATTTCCAAGTTGTCTTTTGTGTTTACAAGGTAACTCATCACACCACCTCACTCTTTTAGATATTCCAATAGATCGATAGAAACGGATGCGCCGGTTACATTTCCTTTTTTATCAAAGGTTTGCATCTTGATTTTATGCTTAACTATCGTCCATTTATATTTTCCATATCCCCTTTCACCAATGACAAGGGATAAGGCTTTCCCACTCCGTTCGTATTCCCATATTTTCGTTAGTTCTTTTGTTGGATCAACTCCAAGATACATAGAAAGAGCCATGTCAAAAGATATGGTGTCTGCATCAATACCTGTGAACTCAGTCAAAGCATTAGTCAAATGCCTTTTATGCTCACTATATCGAACTGATCCAGACCAGATTACATTTTCTATTGTCTTGACTTCTCTTGAGGACACCTGAAAGACGATGTCCCCAAGGCATCCTACCTGTGCCATTATATCGCCCCCAATACAAAGCCATCACCATTAAAGACCGGTACATAAAGAACTAATACCGTATCATTAACTCGTGGCATCCAATTAGTAGTATATCCGCTGTGATTATGTGAGCCGTCTATTTCCGTTTTACCGCCTCCAGGCAACTCATGCGAGTGTTTACCATTGTCCTTAATAGAAACCCCTGTATTTGGTCGTTGCAACACGTGTAGCCAACCAGAAACAATGTCCTTGTCCTCAAATATCACACGGACAACTCGTTTCCCACTATCAACTGAGCTAACAGTTCCAATACGCACTAAATTTACTAAAACATTTTCGTCCATCGGCATTCCTCCTGTTCTATTGAGGAATTAAATCCTGAAGCTTAACAGCTGCCGTTACCTGCCCTTTAATTCCTATTACTATTCGGTCTCCGTTAATTTGCAAAACATCATATACGGTAGTGTAAACAAAGCTTGCTAATCCCCCACCTGTATATGTTCTTGCCCCTTGTTTTACTATTACCTTGCTTCCTACCTCGATTTCTGGACTTGCTTGCTTAGTAGGAGCAGGAGCTTTCTTTGTTTCCAACACATGCCGAAGTCTTATTTGGGTCGTATAGCCAGAATTATTTAAAGTGTGTCTAGCCTCATTGATAATATATTTCCCGTCCCAGGCACCCCAGTTTGATAGCTGAATAGTCACGCCTGCTACAAGGTCTGGATTGCCCGGCAAAGTAAATACAGCCGTATATTCATACTTGTTTTTTAGTCTCATATATTTATAGGCCAGAGTTTGCGCTTCGGCAGCATTATTAACCTTGGCAGATATCTCAAGGGTTTGGTTATGTTTGCTTTTTGCATCGTAATCTTCCGCATAAGCAATACCTTGTATAGTCTTGCCTGTAGCCGGGTTAATGTAGCTCACCCTGCAACTTGCATATTTCTGATCCACTTCACCTGTTCTTAACTTATATTTTGTGTATGTGCCTGATCCTCTCTTGATAGTAAAAACAGTAGGCTTTTTTTCGTATGCTTCCTGGTCAAATAAAATTATTATGTTGTTTGATACCTTCAAAGAGATACCAGCTTCCTTGCACAGCTTGGATAAGAAAGCTATATCGCTTATAGTAATCTGCTCAACTCTCCCATAAAAGGGATCGTTGGCTGATTCATACATACATGTCATTCCATTTTTCGATGCCATTTCATTGGCAATCTTAGATAAATTATAGGATTCCCATGCTTTACTTTTCTTTGTTTGCCTCACCTGGGCATTGAAGGGGAGGGCGGTGCCTTTGATTATTATGGATGAAGGAGGACCACCGGCTTCAACGCTATCAAGTTCAAACTGGCCACAATCCAGAACCTTATCTTTTCCATCGCCTTGCCAGTTCTTTCTAACTATGGCCGCCTGTATTCTTAATCCCTTCACGGCATTGCTACTACTTTCTACACTACTACCACCGCCGGCATTGGCTTTTTGTATTTGGGAAATAGCAAACCAGCCAAGGGAGCCTACATGGATAGGGTAGGGGACTCCGCTCTTTAGATTGAGATAGGTTATTGAGCCTTTATAATTTGTTATTTCTCGTCCTGGTGTTCCATCTCCATAACTGGAATACTGCGGCCGACCATTTGCAATTACTGATTCACCGACAGTCCAAGAGGTAGAGGAACTTCCACCGCCACCGCTACTTACCTGTGATAGATATGTGGCACTTAGATAAGCAGTTTTCCCGCTATAAGTAAAAGTAGCCCAACCATTTGAGATTGAGGCCACATTTACTTGAGTTCCAAAGGCTAAAAGCCCCAGTTTTTTATAGCTTGTACCAGGACCACTTCTGACATTTAAACCACTTTTGGCCGTTACCTTATAAAGAGAACCGCTTGCCTGCGGTGCTGACGGTGGACTTGAGGCTGCTGCTTGAATAGCAACATTAAGCCACTTACTAAGCCAAACTGCGTCACGGTCTTCGATTTCAATTTGCAAATCGTCCGTTTCATTTTCCTCGTAATCTGTATAAGTCATGGATATTAAATACTTACGCAGGGACTTGGAAATATCCACACCGTCGAAGAATACCTCCGCATCCGTGCGCCTTGCTAAATCTTTATCGCTCATCCAATCACCTGCTTCCATGGAGGCAATGTGTCGGATACTTCATCATCAATTTCAGGCAAGGCAAGGACAATTCCAGCAGGAAATACATATATGCTTAAATACTTAACATTCAGATTCATTATTTTATCGGCATGCATGGCATCGCCTAATTCCTTATAGGCTATGCTATCCCACATATCGCCTTGTTTAGTTATATAAGTCCTCATGCATAAGCCCTCCTTGCCTTGTCAATTCCTGCGTCCTCAAGAATTTCTAATACTAGCTCCTTAATGTTATTAGTATTTTTACTGAGTACGCTCTCGATTTCCGATGGATTTGTAGTGCCAGTAATCTCATATTGTGGTGATACTGTTAAAATAATGGGACTGCTCCCTTTGTTTCCGGGCTGGGCTGTAACCGCCTCATTCCCTCCCCATAGTGTTTTTAGATATTGCATGAATTGTGGAATTAGGGAAGCCGCCTTAGATTCCTCTTCAGAAAAAACCTCGGTGCCAATATTGGCAGCATTTCTCATAGCTTCGGTTACTTCTGGCTCCATGGCCACTACTCCACCAACAAATCCACTCATTGTATACTCGCCACGATCTTCAAACACTTTAGATGGACTTTGAATTTTTAATTGGGCATCAATAGCGGCAATAGCCGCTTTAGCTATTTTACTGTATGCAGTGCGTACAGCTGGGAGCATATCTTCTGACCCTTTTATAAACCCTTCTACGGTGCTTTTCCCGCTTTGGGCTGCTTCATTGCTTAGGTTCATTTCTTCAATTGTGCTTTCCAACTCAGCCTGCAGGGCATCCATGGAAGCAGCAAAGTCGGTTTCAAGTTTGGCTAAACTATCCGCAACAGTTTCCTGCTCCTTCTGCAAGGTTTGCCAGTTGTCAACCATTGCCTTTAGTTCTTTATCTGTAGCCTTCGCCATGCCAGCAACTGCATTTACGCTATCTTCGCTACCATCCGCAAAGCTGGCTATCATATCGGATAAACCTTCGATATCAGCACCACGTTCTGAAAGTTTTTCAAGGTTGGCGTTATAATCGCTCCAATATTTAGCTTGAGTTTCTAATGCGTGGTTTATTGAGCCTGCGGAAACTGCAACTACCCTTGCTGCTTCATCCCATAAATTATACTGTCCGGATATGCTATCCAAAGCAGCATTGTAAGATTCTTCATATGCGGCAGAAAGCTCATCCATTTCTTGCTTTATAGATCTAACTACTTCGCCAAGATTTTCCCCTGTTGTAGCAGCCTCTTCCTGGGCTTTTTGATATTCTTTAAAAGCACTTTCAAGTTCTGCTACTGCTGCAGCATTCTCTTCAAAGGCAATAGATGTTTCATCCAATGCAGAATTATAGGTTTCCAACTGCTCTCTGGCGGCATCAAGGGCTTTGCCTTCTTTCTTTGTTCCAAACCACATTCCCCAGCCGGTGGTATCGTACTTATACAAATCAATGGCATCAGACCATGCCTTGTATGCGATGTCGTATTCTTCTTGTGCTATTTGTGCATTATACTCTGCTGCTTCTTTTGCACTTTTTAGAGATTCATGTTGGCCAACACGGTCAATATACTCATTCCATTGTGATTCCAGTTTAGCTTGCGCCGCTTGTGCCTCCGCAATAGCGTAAACAGAATCAATAAATCCTCCCGAAGAGTTAATAACATCATCGTAATTTAAGGCCAGCTCTGGTACCTGCTCATTCAAGGCTTCAATTATGGCCAAAATAGCTTGCTGATTTTCTGTTGCACTATCCGTTGTGGATGTCAATTCTTGCAGCTTTCCGATCAAGGCTAAGGTACTTCTTTCTTCTTTTTGAATTTCACCGATCGAGTCGGAATGCGAAGCGGTCATATCATTGTAGCTTTTCATCAGCTCTTCATGGGCGGCCTTGTATTCGCTTAGCTTTTGTTTCCCCGATTCATATTCACTTGTTAAATCTTCAATCTTCCAGCGAAGGGATTGAGCCTCATAAGAAGTTTCCCCATAAATCTTTACTGTTTGTTCGTACTCATCATTAAGCTCCTGCAGCCTGATGTATTGCTCTCTGGATGCAGCGGTTAATTCCCATGATTCATCGGTTTGTTTTCTACTAGCTGCAGTTAAGCCAACTACTACACCAGTCAATGCAGCAACACCAGCGACTACGCCCATTATTATATTCAACCCTGGGATAGCAGCTGTAAAAGCCGCAGAGACAATCGTCGCAATTTTCGTTATTGCCACATAAGCTGCAATACCACCAACAGCAATGCCGATTACCCCAACGAATGCCGTTACCGCCTTTACTAACTCTGGATTTTTTTCTACAAACTCAGTAACATTTTTTAATACCTCTGTTTCAAGTGCATATAACTCCTTCAGCGCAGGGGTATAGTTATCACCTATAGCTATTTTTAAGTTGTTATAAGCGTTTTCTCTCATCGTAAGCTGGCTTTGTGTTGTGGCATATCTCTTTTCTGCTTCTGCCACAAGAGCAGTATTCTCAGCCCATGCTTTTGATGATGTATCGAGTGTTTCGTTGAGTAAATCCCCCGAGTTGGCTAAAGATAGGATCATTCGTTGCATTCGGGTTTCTGTTATGCCAAGTTCAGTTAATGCAACAGTGGCACTTTTCCCGTTTCGTTCTGTATCATTTAATCCTAAAACAAATGCCTGCAGAGCGTTTACGGCACTATCTCCCCATGCAGATGAGAATTCTTTAGCAGACATATTTGCAATACTGGCAAACTCATTCAAATTCTTGCCTGTTTCCACCGCCATCATTAGCTCAGATATTAATTTACTCATTGATGTGGAGCCAGCTTGTGTTTCAATTCCTAGTGCAGTAACAGCTGCGGACAATCCCAACATGTCAGATTCCGTCATTTTTGCCAACGATGCACTTGCCGCTATTCCTTGTGACATATCTATTATCTTCTGCTCAGTGGTAGGAAATTTGTTTCCTAAGTCAACAACTGCACTTGCAAGGTTAGAGTAATATTCTGGTTTCATCTGCGTTATGTTGGCGAACTGCGCCAGCATTGTCGCACCAGCCTCAGCCGTCATAGTAGTAGCCGTGGATAACATCGCCATTACTTCCGAAAAGTCCAAAAGATTATCCTTTACTATTCCAAGCTGTCCTGCTACTTCGCCAATTCCGGCCAATTCCTCAGTTACAATTGGTATATTTGTAGAGAGATGTTTAATCTCCGCAGACATTAATGTTAGTTCTTCCGCTGTTAAATCTGTTGTTTTGTCAACGCCTGTCATAGCGGACTCAAATATCATTGAAGCCTCAGCGGCTTCTCCTAATGAATCTTTTAGTTCCTTTAACGCTACAGTAATCCCCGCAGCCGCCAACGCCTGCCCAGCCGCAGTAAAAGCAGTAGTGGCTGTGGCGCCAAAGTTATTAGCTTTATCCGCAGCCTCCTCCTGCTTTCTTTTTAAATCTTCTATTTGGTTTCCAAGCTTGGCTGTTTCTCCAGTAAGACTTTCTGTATCAACCCCAGCATCCCTTAATGCATTGCCCATCTGATTAAGTTTGGTTGTCTGCGTTTCCAAGGAGACTGAAGCCTTATCTATCTGTTGCTGTTTTGCCAATAACCTATTTTCAAGTGCCGATGAGAATGTGCCGGTTTCCTGCATTTCTTTTTGGATATTATCATACTGTTGTTGCAGGTTTTCTAACTTTTTTCGACTATTCTCAACCGCATCCTGCTGTTTCTGGTAAGCGGATATGTCGGATTGTATTTTGCTGAGGGCCGCGATCTCTTTCTGCATGGAAGTTATCGCGCCTTGCGCATTTTTGAAGGTGCTTGAATAACTGCTGCCCAATTGAGCATTCAGTTGGAACAGCATTTCATATTCCTTTCTACTTGCCATGACGACCCTCCTTTCAATTATTTTCCGGTTCCAAAGATATTAGATGGTTGCTATCTTTTATCCAGTTGTTGAGCTCCCGGTATGTCAAAGATAGCCAAAAATTAACTGGCGTACAATTTGTCTTTGCCATTATGAGGCATTGACTCCGGAGCCATTTCCCGCCATCGCCAACTATAACTCCGACTTTAACAAAAAAGATCTGGCTGCACTTCTGATTTTGTTGTAATCTGCAATTTTCATGTATTCAAAAGCATCTGAACCTATTGATTCAGCACAAGCCTTGGCCGCAAATCTAATCAAATACTCACCGGAGAATTGCGGAACAATTACAACCTTGCCTATTGCTTGCATTTCATTTTCAATCGCCAACCCATCTTTACCAGTGAGTTTGTCCCAATCGAAAGTTAATTCATTATATGTTTTTCCTTGGTATTCAAATGGCTTTCTAAACTTATGAATATAAACAAATTCACTTTCAGCCGCTTCCTTTTCGGCAACAGCAAATTCCTCTTCATCAATAATTGCATCATTCTTTTTAATTTCCGTACTCATGGTTATCCCCTTTCTAATACAAAGATATTACCCGGAGCAGTCTCCTGCCCCGGGCCTTAATTTATTTTCCGAGAACTCTCTTGACATCTGCCAAGTAGTCAACTCCATTCACAAAATAAATGAAGTTTAATGGGTCAATTTCCCTTCTTTTCACACCGTCGATATAGGTAGCCCAATAACGCACGGCATATTCGCCAGAGGCATCCGTTGGGGCAGCAGGGGCAATAGAGCCCCCAACATCCCTTTTGGGGATTACAACAAACAAATGCTTAACTGCCTGCACCTTTACTGCACCGGCCACAGTATCTTCTACCTGCTGGGCAACACGCAAATCAATGGTGTGCCTTCTCGGCTCAGATAACTTAATAGCCTGTTCTGTAGTTGTTCTGAAATCAAGCCCCAGGGTCATGGCGTCAAAATGACCAAGGATAACTGCTTCTACATTACCGGCTATTCCTGCACCGGATATATTTTGGGTAAGGGCGGTTAAGTCGGGGAGGGAAACCTTGGCCATGCCGAGATACTCTACACTATCTTCATAGACAGCGAAATTTATTACACTTTCGTCGATTTTAGGCATCTATTATTCCTCCTTTTAACCCGCTAACGCCAATGTTACATAATTAGCATCGTACTCAAGTACAAAGCCTAATTCTTGCATTGGGCTAGGTGGGGTAATATAAATATGAACTTTGATAATACCGGCCATAAGATTGGTTAAAGGATTTTCCTCTTCCTTGAATTCAATCCTAGCACCAAGCACATACTCAGCACCTACCAGTCCATTTAGCCAGATATTACAAGTGTCAATAATGGAATCAACAAGCCTTCTGTTTTGTGGCTTATCCAGCTTGTGCCAAAATGTTTTTATCAAAGTGCTTCCTACCCAAGAAAACATTCTTGATATAGGTATCATGAAGTCTTTTACATCGGTATTTACAGGATAACAAGCGGTATAGTTCCCCCAAGCAACAAGTCCACCCATAAAATTAAGAGCGGTCACTATGCCATTGGCATTTAGGATATTAGCTTGGGCATGGGTTAGGTTAACTTCTTCACCGCTATCAAGCACCATGGAATCACACTTCAAAGGTTTGTTGGAAGGGCTTTCGTAAGGACAGCCGTCATTACCAGTATCTACAGAGGCCATCCTGCCAGCTAATTGAGTAGAATAATGATATACTTTTTCCCCAAGTTTCATCATTGGCCAACAAAGGATTTGATCCTCATCTACAAAATTATTTGCAGATTTTAATGCTGCGACACTATCATAGGTAGTAGCTCCGCCATCTGATTTAGTGCTTATATCAATTAGGGGTTTTGCTTTGAACATCCCATTGATATTTCCTGCTTTTGCTGTTATAGCCGCTGCAGTAGCAGGCTCCATAGAAAAGCCAGGAGAACAGACAAGGTCAGGTACAATACCCAGATTACCCATACATCTGTCTATAGATTCCATATTGGTGGCAACCTTCGTGCCATCGACCATTTCAGGCTTAACCTTCTTATAGGCAATATTCAGTTTTTGGTCTGTATAAGCAGAGCCACCAGATAAAACTTCTACATAGCATTTATCATCCTTGTAGATTACGGCATAGTCAGTATCTTTAACCAAGGCATCTCCGCTACCGCCTTGTTTTTTTACTACCAAGCTACTATCGTCAATTGTTTCAAATGGTAATTCTACTTTGTGGTTAACCAAATCAAGGTCAGTTGCAGCCACGCTTTGATTCATGGTAGCAGGGTCAAGTAAATTTACGAATATTACTGGTTGGCATTGATACAAGTTGAAGTGTGAGTCCATAAACTCACAAAGATTATAGTTTTTCCAATCATCCGAATAACCAAGTTTTGCCCTGGCTTCTTCCAAACCCGTGCATAAAATAGGCTCTCCTATTTTTCCAGGCCTTTCCGCACTTTGAATTGGTGCGGCACCAATGACAAAAGGAATGCCGGATTCCGCTACAACCGGAACGCCGACACTTGTGGCTTGTTCGGATACATATACTCCATGTCTCGCCATTTGCATTTCCTCCTTAATTCATATTGCTGGATGTAACCTGCTTATAATATTTATTAAGCGGACTTCCAGCTGTTTTCACTTTAATACGGTCTTCGGCAAGGGTTTTATCCGTGACAATTAAATTTTTAATCAAAGGATATTTTTCAATTGCATCTGCAAGCTTTTTAACCGTTTCTTCTTTTGTCCCTTCATAAATGGTGCTTCCTTGGATCACACCTCTAATACTTGGACCGATGTAGACACAAAAAGAAGCCGGCTCTCCTTTAGTTTTCACTTTAGGGGTTTCGGCTTCTTTGACAACATCTTTCTTTTCTTCCGTAGTAGTCTTCTTTACAGCCATGGTGATCTAACCTCCCTTTGTATGGCCGGGATTTTCCATGTGCTTATCATTTCCCCGGCGTAATATGGAGCGGTATCATCTGGATAAACCAAGGTTTCCAAGCCAGCTTCTAAATCAAGCTGGAATTGGTCACCAATAACAATTTGCTTCAGTAGGCTTATGCGTAACCGCTCCATAAGATTTATTAGCATAAGGGAGCCTTCTTCTTCATCATCGTTATACACACAAAAGATAGAACGGATTACTGCTGAAGCACTTTCACTTTCCCCTTGATGTTGAAAATCCCTACTGCTGATTGCCTGATGGATAATATAGGGTGCTTTCTTCTGAGCCGCCTTGCTATCGGGTAAGCGCATAAGGAATACATCAGCTGGCCGGCTTCCTTCTTCCACATCGCCTTTTTGCATACGGGTAGGCATAATCAAGTCAGCAACTGATTTTATAGTATGCTTTTTAAGCTGTTCTAATAAAATTATTCGATTCATGACCTACCTCCCCAGCCGTTTAGTACCCTGGTTATTTCATGTTCTAATCGGCGATCAAAAGTGTCTTTTATGGTTTCATCCATCTTTTCAAGTACTATTTCATTCTGCATCATGTGAGCAGTAGAAGGCCCATACTTTTGCTCTACAGGGAATCTCTTTTCTCCAACACGTTCAAATACTCCTATAGGACCAAACACCCTGGCAGCAAAAGCATGTTCTAAAACACTTGAAGCACCTTCTCTTTTTACCTGCGTTTGTAGCAATCCGCTTCTTGAATACCTTGTTCTAAATGTTAAAAGAGGGAGGACATTCCCGGCATAGCTAATGCTCATAGAAACAACGCCTCCCACTTCACTTGTTATATGCGATTTTTGACGGACATTTCTCATGAAATCTCCCTTGTTTATGGTGTATTCTTCGGCCGCATATTGGCCGGCCCTGGTCTTAGCCGTATCACCGGCACGTTTTAAAGCTGAATAGCTAGCTTTCCAAATACCGCCAGGCACACCTGCAAGAATTTTGTTTATTCGATCTAAACTATCGGCGCCAACTTCTGCTATTCTTACGCTACTCATTCGTCAATCGCCTCCAGTTCCAATCGTATCATCCCCATTTCATTTGCAGAGGATGCCACATAATATTCCATGAAAAAGTCTTTATCGATGCTGTCATTGATTTTTATTTTCATGCCCTTCTCTGGCACAATGCCGCCAAGGTCGGTTGCGGCAATATGTGCAACTGCTGTTACAAGATACAGACCTTGTGCGTGATCCCAAACTAATTGCTGCCTTTCTTTTTCTCTTACCTTAGTTATTACAATGGAAACATCCTTATAGGTTGTATCATCGTAAACTACTGTATGGAGTTCGGCAAACTCATCATTGTTCAGAAAAACATTTTTTATGTCTGTCTGCACCATGTCTTTGAATCCGCTCATACTATAGGATCCTCGACACCAAGGTCGGGCATTTCGTCTGCACCTTCTTCGTCCTCCACTTCATCAGCAAAATAATTATCAAGTGCAGCTACCATATCAGCCTTTGACATACCGACTTTGAAAGGCAGTTGGTATTCATCCATAACTTCTCGTAGCTCAGCCACTTTCATGTCTGTACTATAGACAGGTCTCTCAGGCGTCATTATTTCGCCTTGTAGAGACCCTTCTTCTTCGGTAATGTTATCTACCGCTTCTATGTCTTCCTGCTCGTTATTCGCCGTTGCAACTCCTGTATTGGATAAAATATTATCTTCATCTACATATACAGCAACTTTTAATGCTACAAGACGGGCGGCTTGTTTATCATCAACCGAAAAAGGCGGATCACCAGCCTGTTTTGGTTCAATGTATCTACTACCTTCAGGCCGGTATCCGAATACTCCGTTTATGATCTTTATAGTTCTCATATCTTCTCCTTTCCGGCTAACCGATTAATACTATTTCAGCACATTAGCTGCATATAGCCACGGAGCCTTGTTATTAGGTGCTGCCAAGGGACGAGATGCAAGTCTTAACTTTCTGGTGTCTTTATCCCTATCGACAACAAACTTTGGCACACGCTTCATAGCAAAGGTATGGAATTGGTCGTCGGGCTCAATTTGGCTTACCTGAGCATACATCATATGGCCACAATTTGGAGCAGTAACCATTGCGCTCTTTGCCGGGAAGAACCTTTGACTTATATTTTTATCATCGACATAAGTCTCACGAACAACATAGATGTCCAAATCAAACCCACCAAAGTTAAGCCTTCCAAGCCAAGATACTCCAGGGGTCAAATTCTTGGGTGCGAACTGACCAAATTCCATTCTGCGATTATCAAGTCTCTTTGCGGCAGTTTCATCAGCCATGATAAATTGGCCAACAGCAGAGCCGACAACTAAATCAGTAGCGGGCAACCCTCTTTCAGCCAAGTTTACGCACATGGTCTCTACATCGCCCCAGAAGTCTCCGCCAGTATCATCCCATTCGTCTCCGGGCGTGTAAATGGCAGGGTTGCTTCCGTTTCTATCATAATAGTAAATGTCAAAAGCTTCTCCTGCTGTGTCGTTATCAATATAGGCGATAGCTGCAAAACCATTATTAATCATGGTTTGAGCTGCAAGCCATTCTTCTCTTCTGGTGATCCTCAAATCAAGCTCAGTTAAATCTCTCAGTTGTAAAGCGGCTGCACGTTCTGCAGGTGTAGAGTTGGCATATAAAGCTTCACCAAACCCACGCTTCCTTAAATCATCAAGAGTCAAAAAGCGGGAAGGAGCAATATATGGGGCTTCAAATTCGTGCACTTCGTAACCTTTACGGCCGATTGGAATATCACCTTTACGAGCCACTACGAAAGGAGCCATCTTTCTATCGCCATCCCTGTATTCTACCAATACCTTATCTGCGGCATAGATATCGGTTGCCGGGTTAGTAGGGAAGTACCTGTCACGGAAAAAAGTCGTTTGAGGGACTATTTCTTGCACCACTCCGGCAAGGTAATAGGTGTCAAAAAAATCAATGTTATTAGGCATTATCTTTACCTCCTTATTCTAAGACGACGCCAAGATATAAGCCGCGTTCACGCAACTTATCCTTATCGGCTTCGCTTAAAGTGTAGTCAGTTTTCACAATTAAAGCATCTTTGTTAAAGCAACCTGCGGTGTAAACAGTTGTTACAACATCATCAGTAGTACCAATGACTGTATTATCAGTTAATACGCAATCAGGTGTCAGAACCTCAGCTGCCACTGCAGAAGATCCAGGGTCTGTCATCTCGTAATAGGTTGTTATGTTTGCCACATCTGGAGTATCTACAGGGGTATAAACATACGAACCTTCTGATCCGGATCTTGTGTAGTAGGTCTTTCCTGCAGTTAATGCAGTATCTTCTGTCAGAGCATAAGTAGGTGCTACTGCATCCACGGCATCCGCAGGTGTAGTTCCGAGAATTACCAATTTGTTATCCACGCTGGACTTTGCTAACACAGTACCACGCTTATATTCTGCTTCAGCTCCAAGTTTTCTAATTATGCCTGAGCCAACATGGATGGGCGGGGTAATACCAGCAATGAGCTTATCGTATTCCATCTCGCCAACTTTTCTATTAAGATGTTTAGCCATTTAGTTTTCCTCCTTCGCTTGCATTTTTTTTGCATCAGCACGGCCTTGTGCCATGCGTTCTTCTGGTGTTAGTGGTTTGTCCTCGTCCTCAGCTGCGGGTGTTGCATTAACATCACCAGCCCCAGAAGCTTTGGTATCATCCTTTAAATCACCAACAAATTTTTGACCTTCTTTCGCTGCTTTTTTAGCTGCAGCGAAAGCCATCTCCTGAGCTGTACAAGGGTTTTCACCAAACTTTGCTTCGTTTACGGTTTCGTCGTCATAGAGTGCAGCAATTTCATCAATTTCTGCAATTCTCTTACGCTCTGCTTCAACAGCAGCATTTACTGCTCCGGCATCTTGTGACGCGGCAGCCTTGGCTTCAGCCATTATTTGCTCTGCAAGTTCCGGATTTTCAGCTCGGAGTTCCTCAAGATTTTTTGCCATGGTCTTTCCTCCTTCTTGACCACCGGTCTCTGCCGGCATCTTTATATTTGTCTTAACCGATTTTTCATCGGATTTGACCGTCGGAATGCTCTCCGGTAAATTGGAAAGCGGATTAGTCAGGCGCATTGCACGCCCGTTTACATAGATAGTGCTTAAGTCAGCACTAGCTGCAATATCAGGAGCATCTCCCTCCATCAATTCATCAGCAAATCCTTTTTCAACTGCTTCGCTACCTGTCATATAGGTTTCATCTGCCATCATCAAAAGAATATCTTCTTCACTTATGCCTGTCTTTCTTTTATAAATGGCAGCCTGTGCCTTATCAACTGCATCATTGGATGTGGCCATTTTTCTTAAATCATCTGCATTAAAGCCACCCCAAATTCTGCTCCAACACTTATGGATCATAATAAGACTTGATGCATTTACCTTTACTATATCGGCAGCACACATAATTAAAGAGCCGCCAGACATGGCAACTCCATCTACAATTACAGTCTTTTTAGCCTTTAATTCCCTTAATCTGTTATGAATAGGGATAGCTGCATAGGCATCACCGCCCACACTGTTTAAGCGTATAGTAATACTTGTTGCTTCGGAAATCTCTTTTAAATCATCAAGGAATTCATCCAGGACAATATAATTACCCTCAAGGGGCTCATCAGTCCACCAATCTCTTGGCCTTTCCTCGACAATCTCCCCATACATTATGATTTCGGCTTCATTACCATTAACAGAAGCCATGGTATAGAAGTCACGCTGAATATTCACATTAGGCCTTGCCCTTCTAAAGAAGCCTCTTAAAAGCTTACTCATCCTTTTTTGCCCCTCCTTCATCATCTTCGTTATCATTTAGGTTTGCCATGTAATTACCTCCACCAGCAGCACGAAGTATTTCGTTTTCCCTTTCCAGTTGCTCCATATTATCTTCCCAGTCACCGCCACCCATCTCACGGGTAATTTGTTCGTGGGTCTTAAAGCCACGATCAACCACCATAATGGCCGCCTTAGCTTCACGGGTCGGGTCAAGTTGCCCTTGTACTGGACCAATCCAACGAGCCCCACACCATGCAGCTCTTATCATTGGATCATCAAAGAATCCAGGGGCTTTAATTCTTCCAAGACCAACAGCTTCAGATAACCACAATTCATAAACAGGCTGGCAGAAATCATCCACAAACCATTGACGGCGCATCCTAAAACCTTCCCACGCTTCAAGTAAAGCTGCACGGCTGGCAGAATAGGAAGAATTAAATTCCTTAATCAAAACTTCATAGGGAATTTCCAAAGCAGAGCCAACCATCCGGGAAACTGTTTTAACAAAACTTTCAAAGCCAGTGGTAGGTATATTTGGATTACCGAATGTTACCTGCTCATCCTCTTCAAGATGCAAAACTGTACCTGGACCCATTTCATATTCACTATCGCTATAGGAAATATTCTCTGGTTCTTCTCCGGGGAGGCCTACAATATCACCGGCACCACTTTCATTCATAGGAATTTCAGTAGGATCTGTTTTTGTAGTTATCCAGGCAGTAAAAAATGACTGCACCAATGCAGCCATAAGTTCACTTTCTGTATATCGCCTAAGCTGTAATAGCGGTTCAATTACTTGAGCTAAATAGGTAACACCCCGATATTGCTCAGGACGTTCACTCTCCATTACCTGCAAAATGTTAGGCATCCCTGTCTTTTTACCATAGGCTTCAACACGAGTCCATTCAGCTTTGTCAATGGTTATTTCTCCAGGATAACTATTTCTTATGTGGAAAGCTACAATCTGTCCATTGCTGTCAATCTCAACACCATCATAAATCTTGTTTCCTGTAGTTTTATTTTTCCCATCAGTAAAGCGTGGGGAAGGGGACATAACAGCACCATAATCAGTTGGCGTAGATATACGGTCAGCTTCTATAAGATGAATCCTGAGAGAGTACGGATTAAGATTTGTAGTATCATATCTTTTAAATAAGGCGAAAACATCACCGCTCATAAGCCATGCCTTCAATGCCAATTGCTGCAAACCCTCAAAGTTGTTTACGCCCAAGGCATCACAGTTTTGTTTTTTACTTGCCCACATATTAAATTCAGCTTCTGTTTTTTGTTGCCAAGCCTTAGCCGCTTCCGGACTGAGCCCAAGGATTTCTCTTTCGATTGCACTTTTTAAGGCAAGGCCAACACCTACTACCTTTGTTCTGTTGGTATTTATAGCAGAAGTGGCCACAGGTGATGCCATGTATAGCATTCTGCCCCTTTGTCTTAGGGTAAAGTTATTCCAATCTATGTCTTCTTTAGGTGAGCCGCTTTTAGGAATAAAACCTTTAAGAGCCCGCCTTGTTACGCTTGCACCAGCTTCGCTATATCCTTTCACTTTAGGAGCAGGCCTGCGTTGACTTGTTTGCTTGTTCAATTTATCGCCTCCAATCTTTAAATAATAAACGGACCACCCGATAGCGAAAGGAGTAAACTCCATCGAGTGATCCGTGGCATAGTCCTTGCGGACGAGTACCCTTTACCAGTTGCGTGGCACTATAGAAAAAGCTTTCCTTGACTTCCTGCCTTTACTTAATGCCATGAGTTCATCGACCTTCCTTTCAGCATCCTCAATTTCTTTAAGGAGGGCGGGAAGGTCAAAACGAGTGAGGGTGCGGTCGTCAATTGAATAGCTCTGAACGCCACCATCAACCAGCGCCAGATATGCCGCTCTCATTTTCTGCAAAGCCGTCTGCCAAAAATCCAGACGAATTTTTATTTCGGAAATATCAGCCATGCTCTCACCATCCTTACCAATCATCATAATATTTTCTCTGTGGCCCTCCACCTTTTTTTCTTTTAACTGTTTTTTGTACCTGCTGGGTATTCTGTGAAGAGGGGACAGATCTTGTCTTTTCATTCTTTGCTATTTTTAACCTATCATCAATAGCATCTAAATCTATAGGTAAAGCCTTAAAGGCTGCTAAGGCATAGTTCCTACAGTCGAGGGCTTCATTTCTTTCATGACCGGGTATTTTCTCCCATTGCCACGGTTTTTTCTTTTCTGGCCTATATACAAGGCGCTCTGAAAGTAAACCTTTGAAATACGCAGGACCATAATCATCACGCTTAGGGAAATGGCAATATTTTGAGCCGGGTGTTTGGACTTTCAAACTGTCCATTATGAGCTGCTTTCCTGCATCTACACCTAACTGATACTGCCAACAGGTGCCAAGGGCTTTCCCTTTGATGATAATTTTCTGCTTTTTTGGTGGGGAAGTATAGGGTATTCCATCACCGCCACGACCTTTAATTGCGAATACTTTTTTTGAAATCCTTGCCCTGCATTGCATTCTAACTTCCTGAGTAAAGTGGCCACCTTCATCTACAAAAGTCATAGAGATTCTTAGACCTGCTCCGCTTTTGAAATAATAAACTTTGTCTATTACATCATCAAGCTGTGCCCATACTTCGGGGTTATCAGGCCTTCCCATGATAATCCCTTTCCTTATGCCCCAGCTCTCTCCAAAGTGGCCATGGCCTACCACCTCAAATTCCAGCCGGTCGTCCTGGGTATCAACGCCACATGTTAATACTAAGACACCTTCAGGAAGTTCGGCCTCGTAAACTTCACGCCTGGCCATTACGCTATCTTCATCTTCCAAATCGCCACGGTCTTCCCATAGCTCACCGAAGCGGGTATTATAAACAACCTGCAATTTCCTTGTATTCCCGATAGCATAAAGATATTCAAGGATGGTCGATTGCCAAGTAGCCCAGGGACTAGCAAAGGCATTTAACCAGAAAGAACGACAGCCGTTTTCGTATGCTTCAGGATGTTCAGCTATCCATTTAGCAGGTTGTGATTTAACTTCATTTTCCGTGGATATAGCTCCACAGCTTTTGCATATATATCTAATGTCGCTTACTGTATAAGACTTCTTGCCAGCTACAACACTTTCCACATATTCATATCGTATATCTGAAAAAGTAATGTTATGGTATTCGCCACAGTGGGGACAAGCAATGCACCATCTTTCCATTGTGCCTGTTGCAAAGGAAGTCTCTATGGCACTGGCGTTCTTAATTGTCGGGGTAGATACCTCAACCGCTTTTGAATTATAAAAGGTAATCTGTCTTGCCCTGGCTAATTCCCACGGGTCACCTTCATTACCTGCAGACATTGCCCAACGGTCACGCTCATCACCAAGAATGTACCGAATAGGCTTCGATGCCAAAGCATGGGCTTCCGTGGATCCGCATAATGTGAGAATTCCTCCAGGATAAGTTTTCTGCAATATTGTGTTGCCACTATCCCTGCTTTTGGGGTCGGCAACCCTTCGTTTAAGCGAAGGTGTATCTCTAATCATTGGCGCTATACGAAGTTTAGAATAGTCCTTCGCATCAATGGTAGTCGGCATTATAAATAAAATAGAGCCCGGGTCTTCATCAATGATGTAACCAATAATGTTGTTAAGTAGTTCAGACTTACCAACTTGAGAAGCAGAAGCCAATACAATCCTTTTTACTTTTGGGTCTGTGAATGCATCCATAGGACCTTTGAGATATGGAGTTCTATATGTCCTCCACGGACCAGGTTCAGCACTACTTTCAGGAGACAACCTTCTTTTCTTGTCTGCCCATTCTGTAACGGTTAGATTTTCGGGTGGCTTAAATCCGTTTTTTATTATCCGGGATATAGACGAATTTAATCTTTTAACATCAGATTTCCTCATCGGCGTCACCGTCTTTTATGTCCCATCTCCTTCTCTCCCGGACACGCTCCTCATATTTTTTAGGATCATAATTATAATTAGATAATTCCTCCATTATTGCATAAACTTCTTTTCTAATTATCTCTGCGGCTTCTGCAGAATCTTGAGCATGGATAACATCAACCGCCAATCTTCCGGGTAGCGCCAAAAGCATTCCTCTTATTGTGAAAACTAAATCCTCTGTCATATCAGCAATATCATCTGAACGGTGCATTTTCCCCTGCAGCTCTTTCGCTTCCAAAACGGCCACAATAGCCTTAGCCTTTTTAATACTCAGCTCCGCTTCAAACTTTTCTTTATCAGATTCAGTTTCATCTTTGTTTTGAAGCTCTATATATCTTGAAACAGACTTGGCAAGATTAAACCTTCCACGCTTAATTGCTTCGAATTGCCCGTCCTGCACAAGCTGTTGAATTCTCCTTGTTGATAATCCGAGGACAATGGCAAGTTCTTTAGTGCTGACAATAGTGTCCAGTGTAATTTGTTCTTTTTCCGTGTCATTTGCCATGCCATAATCCTCCTTTCCGTAACGAAATGGGTAATTTTTTTCTTCACTAACTGATTGAATTTTGGGGTCGGCGAGCCCGCATGGCTTTTCTGCCCCTTTCCCAGTACCTTTTCTTTTTCTGGGAACTTCCTAACCAATTCTTGGTCTGTGGGGCTGTGTTATCTTTCCTCTCTTGCGTTCTACACGCCCCGTATAGCTACTTGGGCGCATTAACCTTGTGTACTCTCGTTCTCTTGCTTCTTCTTTCGCTATAGGGCTATCATCGTCTATAACCATGTCTTTGAAGTATAGCTTTGCCAGCCCTTCCAGTTGGTACATAACAATAATCTTGAATAATGTTTCTGGGTCACTCCTGTATAGTCTCTCTGCTACTGTCATTGCTACACCTCCAATAGTAATGCCCAGGGTACTTGGTTGAGTGTCCACCTTTCCCCCGGGCTCATACATATGCCTACACTTTGGCAAGTGCTTCAGCTTTGTTATATCCCTTTACGCCTTTTGTCATAATGGCAAGGAATTCTTCTTTTGAGAAATCAGAAAGCCTAAATACTTCTTCAGGCTTCATTCCCAATTGCTTTGAAATTTCATTAACAGTCTTGCCTTCACCAATGAGTTTCTTCACTATTGCTTTCATTGGTTCAAGCAAGTGCGTACCACGTGCACGATTGTGCGTGATTGTTCCATACATGTCGCCCGCTTCATCCTGATGATTTACAATTACAATCGGCACCTTTCCGCCAAGCTTTGAAAACAAAGGTTCTTCTCCTGCCACAGTCCAACGATGAAATCCATCAATGATAGTAAAGTCTGGGCGTACTACTATTGGCAATGTCCATCCGTTAGTCAGGATTGATTGCACTAATAGTTTTAAGTTCTCCCTGCTCACCTTGTTAGGATTCCAGTTGTTGGCCTTTAGCTTTTCTCTCTCTATCCATTGGAAAGATGCTAAGGGTGCAAACAGATCCATATCAGACATTCTGCTCACCCCCTTTGCGAAACTTCTTTGCGTATTCCGCATAGGAAGAGTATATATCAACGCTGATTGCACGCAGCGTTCTTAGCTTTGGATCACCAGCTACCAGCGCATCGTGTATTTTACGATAATCACGCTCCCGTGCCATGTTATCCATTTTAATAATAAACTTTCGGTATTGCCTAGCCACCTTCTTAGATAGTTCGGTGGTAAAATGCTTTTCTGGCTCCTCAAACAGCATGCGCATTACAATAGCTTTATAGTCCTTGCCTTTGTCTGCTTCACGCCTTTTCTTCGATGATCTCCTATAAAGTTCGCTATCCCAATACAGAGCGGCCATGTATGCGTTTGGCTCTCTCCGCAATATCTTTTCCCACAGGTCAGGCTCATACTCCGCTATATGGATAAGTGAGCCCACGCAATCAACGGAAAAGAATTGAGATATTCGCAGTTGGTTTTTACTTGTGCCTGTCTGGTAAAGCCATAGATAGATAATTGGAATGTCCACATTGTTTTCTTTAAGGTAAAGCCAAACATCGTTCCTTTTCCAATCGTATAGAGGATAAATCATATTTTTGCCGGTTATGCTGCTGCCGGCGCCGAGATTTAATGCGGCCATATATTGCAACCGTTGAACGCTTTCCGATGCCATGACACCTACAAGCATAATGCCATCGCCTGTTATCTTTGGTAAAAAGGATTGATAGTTGTCAATCCCTGGTCTCAGCATTGGATGGTTTCTGATGGCGAATGGGGGAGGGCGTCTTACCCAGGCATCTTCTTTGGTGTGATCCCAGCAGGTGTAGCTTTCATCAGCCGTTAATTGATTGTAGGCCGAGAAGTGCTTTACTTCCACACACCACCAATCAAACTTAGCTCCGGCCATGAGAAACTTCTTGCGCCATTCAAGCACTTTTTCTTCCACGCTGGTATATATGGCCTCTTCATCAATAAAGAGGACCGTCAATAGCTTTGGATCTATTTCCCCGGCCTTGATAAGCTTCAAGGTTATATCAGCCATTACAAGAGAGTCTTTTCCCCCGGAGAATGATAGATAAACAGGCACGCCATTGGAGAATACATTTTTGATTCTTCCTTTAGCTGCCGTTACTACATCCATATTGGACTTTATTCTTTTTACAGCCATATCCGCTCACCACATTTCGGGCAAAGGATATACCTGTGCTCAACCTCCTCAGCTCTGTAGGGTTCTTTATAACCTGCAGCCTCTCTAACTTCATCTGGAACTTCTCCCGGAGCAGATGCAGGAATATGTTCAATGGCACTTCTGGCCATCTCTTCATCCCTAGCTTCATATCTATCTTTTGTATCACGTATTTCATCTATCTTTTCATCAGATATAAGCCCATATCCTGATAACAGGTCGTCGGCATCATCTGTATCCATGACAAGAGATTTCAGCATGTCTTCATCAAAGCCAGGAACATCTAAATCATCCTTCAGCTCTAATATGAACGCATCGAAGGCAGCCATATCATCTACACCTAAGTCAAAGATACGGTTATCGGCCAACATGAGTTTTTTCTTTTCAATCTCAGTCAGTCCTTCTGCTATATAGCAGTCTGCCTCCGTGCGCCCCATAGAAAGGAGGGTTTCAACTAATCCATTACCAGCCAGGATAACGCCATCTTCATCAATGACTACTGGCCGGATCTGTCCAAACATTTCTATTGAGCGTCTGAACTCTTTTATTTGCTTATCAGTATGAAGCCGTATATTCCTTTCCGGCTTTTTAAGCTCGGTAAGCTTTTTCTTAACTACTTTCAAGATTCTCACCTCCTTCCTTCAGGAAGTGAGCAGCGCTTTCAATTTTTTCAGCTGCAGCTTCAACAATGGAAGGATCTATGCTATATACATCAGCCCATCCTTCATCTATGGATTTCATTCCTACTCGTGCCGGCCATGGATGCGTTCCGCATTTATAACCGTCTTTCCACTCATAGATCGGCGGCATAGGAATGTTATTGTAATGAATATACGCCAATAGTAATTCGTGTGGCCAATCGGCCAATGGGGAATACCTTGTTACTCCGGCGCCATTGGTAAATATGTTTGTGCCCTTGCCCACATAGTTGCCATCTGCTTTTCTGTGGCCGACAATTATTACATCCAGCTTATTGTCCAGGAAGTATTTTTGAATACCTCTCCGCTGTACGATGCCAAACCACCTTGAAACAGTCGTCGAATTGTCCGGGAATAGCATATTGAGATGCTTGGCCAACCAGTCTAAGTCTTGACCGGTATTTATGATTTCACAGCCCTTGGGCTTGTTTTCAAGACACCATTTTAAAAAGGCGGGGTATTCCAATTCAGTATGCACAAACACGCTTTTAGAGATTCCAAGCTTCTCGCATATGTCAGCGACCACTAAACTGTCTTTACCGCCACTCCATGCATAGGCCATGTTTCTACCTTCGGACATATCCTTAATGCTCTCATTGACCGTTGCAACAGCCGCATTAAGCTCTTCCCATGATACCAGTTCCTTAATTCCGGCCATGGCTTCTATCCATTTAACATTGTCAATTCTTTGTTTTCTTCCAAGTATGCGCTTCATGCCCTCACCGCCTTTCTCTTCTCAAGGAAGTTCCAGGCTATAGCATAGAGGATGCCTCCGGCCACGATGAATATTCTTATGGAGCTCATCAGCGTCCATACACCCAGCACACCAAGGGGAATAAGGAATTGCCACAAGGCCACACAACCGATATTTACAAGTATTCCAGCCTTTTTCCCATAGGTAATGTAAATGCTGTACAGGAATGAGGATATTGTAGAAACTGCTACAAGGGTTATTAGAAATGCCTTAATAGTATTTAACAGTAGCCCGAAGTTGGCCCAAGCAAGCAAGAATACAAATATCAAATAGACCCCGAACAATAGCCCTCCGTCAATAAAAGCTTTTCGGGCATCTACTCTCTTTGTGCCATCCTCGTTTTTTTCATTGTAATTTAATATCTCATAAAAGTAAGGGTAGAGGAAGGCGCCAGGCAACAAGAGCAACCCTTTTTCTGCTCCGGCACAGATATTGTCCAGACCCAACACCAGGGGATTCATATTTCCCCTTGAATAAATTATTGCTGCAATGGTCAGTATAGCTATTAGACCGTAGACAATTGTCCAGCTTGCATTATCAGTCAGGACATTTCTAATCATCCCGAACTTGATAAACAAGAAAATAAAAAATATGGTCACGGCATAAGCGGTTATTACTCCAAATGTGCCTGACAAAAGTGTGTCGCTAAAGGCATACTGAATACCGTTCATGCTGAGCCATACTTGAAATACGCATATTATCCCTATAATAAAATACATGGGCTTACTTTGAAATACCTCTTTAAGCTTTGGTACTGTCGGGGCAAAGATGCCGAACACAATACAAGCGAGTATATTTCCAAGAGCCCATATCAAGAAGGGAATTATGCCAAATTCTCTAACCATCTGCATGCCTACTACCAATGATCCAACTCCGGCCCAGGTGGCTGCAATAGACATTGAGTAATATAGCGACGGTTTGTTGGTAAACTTATTTGTCATGCTTGAAAACACTGCGGTTTTCCTCCTTTTTCTTTATTACCCCGCTGCCGTCTGTTGGCGTTCAGTTCCGGCCCGGCGCATGACTTTGTGCAAAGGAGAAACACAAAGCCCATAGCCTCCTTTCGTAAATAAAATAGCGGCCCTTGTTAGGAGCCGCCGGCTAATATTTAGAATTTTACAACCTTAGCATAATACAAACTTATAATTCTTGTCAAATTCGGGGGTATTTCGCTTACTAACGCTTGGCGAGAACGCTATTTTCAGCTTCCCTGTTTATTCTCTTTCTATCCATTGTATTCCAAACAGCAAAGCGCTCATCTTCTCACAGGCTATGTCAATATCTTTATATATGGTGCTGATATCAACATGCTCCATTTCTGCAATTTCCTTAACTGTCATGGCATCATCCTTCAGATATAAGTTGACAAGAACATGGTACCGCCTTTTATCCTCCGGTTTTTTCGATGTGCAGCTAATTATTTCGTATGCCTGGAGCATTGCATCAATGTGAGTTAGCATAATTGCAGATCTGGCCTTTGATCTTATAATGGCTTCGACATCGATCCTGCCGGTGTCCTCCATCAAGTCTTTAAAGAATTCGTAATCCTCACTTGCCATTTCAGACAAAGTTGTAATCGCATCCCCGGCATGGATCTTAATTTCTTTATAGCTTCTCATTAACCGCTTGGTATCTCTAAGCCTTCTATCAACACGACGCTTTTTCTCTTTTTCTTTTTGCTTATTGAATACGTCGATGGCCGTCTTGGAGCCAACCTCAGCCGCCATCTTCACTATGATATCCTGGACCTTCTCTTTTGACATATACATCACTCCCCCGCATCATTTTTTTCTAAAGCTTGAGGCCTTGGGGCAGGTACTAAAATGTGATATGTAACCTATCCCGGTAGCCTTATCTGGATCTCCATCAAATACACAGCTTATCACTTCTCCGTTTGGTGTAACAACTTTCCCCGGAGCCTTATCTTTTTGCCAGTACATCACCGGGTCAGAATCACATGGCATACCTTTTCCTGTACTTGTCCTAATCCAAACTATTTCGGCACCGCAGCCGCGACATCTATTTTTCCTCATAGCAAACATGGTTTTCCCTCCAAACTTTCAAACTCTATCACCCACACCCAAGGGTTTGCGTCCCATCCAAATCCCCGTTTGGCATTGATGCTGTCCCATAATGAGGCATAGCCTGCCCTTAATAATGGCTCTCCTCCACTATCTGGATCATTAAGTGTAGGCGACCACCCATTGTCCCAGCAAGCATCATCCATCCAGTCAATACCTTCCGCAAGCGCATCGTCCTCTGTTATCTCCTGCAACCGCTCTACCCTGACATCCGTTACTCTTAACCAAATTCTGGCAGCGGTCTTAGGCATATGGATTGAGGGGCGCCATTTCCACGGAACTTCCTGCCCTGCATAGTCCGCTTTGTATGCATACAGGTTTACATCGTCAAGCCAGCTGTCGATTGTAGCGCATGGTGTCCACGTTTCCCTCACCCACAAAATTTCACCATTTTTCCATGGTGCAATTTCCCATGGTTCAAAGTGATCTCCCGTGGCCGGACAACAATATGCATAAACAGAGCCATCTACATCAATATCAAAGTTATTCGTGATGTCAGCATTTCTTATCACCCGTCTAGTTTGTGTTTTCCGTTTCTCTAAAATAGCTTGCACCATAGAGGTTGAAAATAATATAGGCTTCTCTTTATAGTTTTCGGACATTTCTTTCCCCGCCTTTCTTACTAAGTGAATAGAACGGATCCGCTTCACATGAAGGGCAAACCAGTCTACCTTCTGGAACATAATCCCCACACATTACGCATTTATCATCCCTTAATCGCTCATTCCATGCCTTTGTGGCGGATATTCGATCTGTAGAAAGTCGTACGCCTGCAAAACATCTTTCGCAACATATCCTGTATCCGCCTTTTTCCGTTATTAATTTACCATTCCCTCCACAGAATGGACATTCTTTAAATCCGCCACTTGCCTTGATCTCATCTATGGCTTTCATAAGTCGACCTCCTTAGACTTCAATTTGTCTATCTCTCTTATTGCTGCCTGCAGCTGGTTAAGCACAGTATCAAGTTCCATCGGATAAGATCGTGAGAGAGCCTCATCAAGTGCTTTTGGCACATTGCGCCATGTGCTTATGCCCTTCTTGTGGATAACCTGCAGCAGCTCTTCATATTCTTTGTGCACACCTTTTAGGCTTTCGTATTTTTGGTTTTCCCGTTCCAACTCTTCAATTTCACGAATCAATTTGCATCTAACCTTCCAACCAAGCTCACGATTGCTTAACTTGTTATTCAGCCAATCATTCCAATATTCTGTTTTAGTAGAGTAGAAAGGGAGGCGGTCGCTTTCAAGACGATTCATGATTATATACAACAACATCTGAGGATCTATCTCAATATTTCTCCAAACCGCTTTTCTCTTGGTAGTAATCGTGCCGGTTTGAGGGTTGTACCACATGAGGCCAATATTTTCTTCAACCTCCTGCCGTTGTACCATCCCATTCGGGACTACAAAATAAAATTCGTGAAAATAAGGCAGGTACTTTGAATATTTTATATCCCTTAAAAAATCACTGCGGCTTATTTTTATTTCATATCCCCGGATCTGTGGATGGCTCCAGCTTTTATAAATAGCCACAGCATCAAACTGTAAAAGCTGCCCTGTTCTAACACCAGTAGGCCCATTTTTGCACTCCGTTATAAAGAATTCCCGGTCGCCATGTTTCTTTGATAATGCTATTTTAATATCGCTACTCGTTACCCCAGACATTATATCCCTCCTTCAGAACGGCTTCAGCTAATGCAAGCGCAACCGCTGCGACCTGAATAGATTCTTTCAGAATTCTTTCTTTGCCGCCACGTTCAGGGTGTATGCCGTTTTTGAAACATGTTTCATTGACTGCCTCGCACAGTTCCCCAAACTCTTCCCCGAGGATAGACATCCACTCGAAAGGGTGATTTCCTGACTGATCTCCCCATTTTTCATCCTGCCGATTTCGTTCTTCGTTGATTAGTCGAAGCGCTTCATGCCTACTTACTATCTCTGCATGTGGCGGTACTGCAATTGGTAGTTCACGGCCACATATAGGGCAGTAGTTATACCTGCAGGGATTACCAAGGATATCTCTGTAAAAACCATCTTTACACCCATAACATTTGTGATCTCTTTCAATACACATTTACATACCTCCTAATTCCATTTTCTCTTGATTTTCAAAATGAACGCCAGCATTATGCAATCTGCGCCATTTCCTTTGATGTTGCTTTTTCCGGGCTATCCGGCACGGCTCACATATCAATTTTTTCTCCCGCTCGAAGAAGGTAGCTCCGCACCGGACACAGTATTGAGGCCTTATTCTTTCAAACACCAGACATTCGTCACAATTTGTTTCCCCGGCAGTACATCCTTTAATGTCATACCATTTCACACACATATGCCGCTGCCAGTAAGGCTCATATCCAAGCTCATTTCTCCTGATAAGTAATAGCTCCATAAGCCTTATCAAATCGTTCTTAACTGCAGCTTTTTTTCTTGCCTCATAAACCGTTAGCTCCGGTCGTCCTGTTCCCCAGGGACCATCTTTAAGCATGGAGCGCACCTTGTCAGCATTTTCTGTCCTGTAAAAATCATATACTCGGCCACGCACCGCTTTTTCTGACCTTCCTAAAACTTCCCCTATAGCCCCATAACTGCAGCCCTCCCGGATCATATCCGCTAATGTTTGGAAATCGCTCTCTTCCCAGGAGATATGGTTGTCTGCCTTGACCGGCCTTTCCATAAGTCCTAAGTCGCATATCCGGCGTTGAATTGCACCTGCTGTCCTTCCTAACATTTTTGATAATTCCGCATACCCATATTTGTGCTGCTTGAGATAAAACTTTAAGGTTGAATCCTCATGGCTTGTCCATGGATCCTTTTTATATCTCGCATTTTCGTTAAAATCATGCCGCCTTTGTTCCTTTAACCATCCCGGCTCTTTCCCCAGGATAAGCGGCTCCATTTTTGAAAAGTCTAAAAAACTTCTGTTTTCCTCAGCCCACTTCCAGAATTCATCAAGATATACAACCTTCCAAGAGCATTCATTGTTTCTTTTCTTGTGAACCGGCAGCCCTCTTTTTTCAATCCAGCTTATTGTTTTGTATGAGTATGTTTTTTAGATCCAGTAACGGCAGCAATAAGCTGATTCAAGGTAATATAGTCTCCGCTTTCAAGGAAGGGCGGGAGGCCCATACGAAAAACTCTAACCATTATCGCATTCTTGCTTCGGCCAAGTTTCTTGCACAAGCCTGGTACCGACATTTGACCCCAATTATCCGCAAGATAATTTTCCTCTTCTTTTGTCCATTTTCGCCCTTGCCTCATTTAATCTTCATCCTTTACAAATAGCTCATGTGTTCCGTCACGCATAGCCTTTTCTTCATCGGATATTTCGTAACCTAAAGCCTCAAGTAGTTCATAAACTCTATCTAAATCCTCATTTTCTCTATATTGGCTATTCCAGTTGAAATATTTTTCACCACTTCCATCCATTGAAAGGTAGGTGGCTGCAAGTAAAGATTTTTCAGGATGCGAGCGAATTTCATCAAGCAGGTTGTCAATATTTTCTTCGCCATCATCAGGCGTGGTCGCATCGTAGAAATTAGCAAAATCTTCATAATCTACGCTATTATAACTTTCTACCATGATGCGAATTGTGTTTTCTATGACAAGCCCGATATTTTTCTTCGCTTTAGCATTAGATATATCAAAGATAAAGTCACGCCTAAGACCATAAGTCCTGTTTGCGATTTCATCCAATGCATTGTATCTTGCTCTTTCTTTTTCTCTTTTTTCCTTTTCCGCCATATCTTCTTTTGTTTCCTGGGGCTCACCATATAATGTGATGTATCCGTACTTTGATATTTCGTAAAAGTAAGCTTCTTCCTCAGCGTTGTCAGGTACCTCAACTTCATCGTCACGGGAAGCATAGTAACTCTTTACATACCTGTGTCCGCTTGGTCTTTCGGTAACCTCTTCCGCAAAAGTTTCCAGTACCGAAATCACCTTTGTTAGCCATTTTTCTTTCTGTTCTTCTTCTACTGCTTTTTTAAGTTCATACTTGAAGTTTTGCGTTCCTATAGAATCTAAAACCTTATTCCTTAGCACAATATTTTCTATCTGTTCAAGTTCCGCATATTCCATTAGGGTTACATTCCTGTTGGCAGACTCTTTGAATTTCTCCGGGTCAAGCTCTAAAAGTTTTACTCTGCGCCTTATGGTTGTTTCAGAGAAACCAGTTTTTTCTGCAATATTATTCATTGTTTCCCCGAAGTTAATCATCATCTGAAAACCTTGCGCCTGTTCATATACCGTCAAATCGGCACGCTGCATATTCTCCAGCAGCATAGTGGCCACCTGCTCTTGTGGGGTCATTTCCACTACCACGCATGGGAGCTCCGTTAGGCCTGCAAGCTTAGAAGCTGCGTGTCTCCTATGGCCTATAACAATTCGATATCCCATTTTCTCCTGCTGTTCTGGAAAATCACAGCCAACCCTTGTGATTTCGGAGAACCAGGGCACAACCGTCAAATTCTGTAAAATTCCTTGTGTTTTTATGCTTTCCGCAAGTTCTGTCAAGTCCCCCAAGTCTTTCCTTGGGTTATCAGGATGCGGGTGTAATTTATTTATTGAAATATTTTGTATCATAACTTTTCTCCTTTCGCTTAGAAAAATGTTAATTGTCCGCCTTTTCCTACGGCGTATTCTTTCTTTTTTTCCTCAGCCTCCATTTTGTCGTTGGCGACGGAATCTTTTGTTATCTGTTTAGTCATTTTCCATAAACGCCGCCAGTGCCATACATCAAGGAAATAGAGTGGGGTGTACCATACATTCTGATTGGCCAATGGTTCAGTTGGCGGTGTAGTCAATGTATTACCAACTATTACATAGCCGGCACATCCAATAAGTGAAAGTTGAATGTAACACATCATGGCAGCGGTAAAATCTATATCCTGGCCTACAAACTCTATTTCTCTTTGATAGTTGATGCCTTGGCGCCTGGCTTCATTTGCAAAAGCTATAAGCAGAGCGCCGGCCCCGCAGCAAGGATCGTTAACAGAGATATAACCTCTTTTTTCAATCTCCGCTTTTAGGTCTCCGGCGCTTATTGCAGCCATAGCCGCACAAACACTATATGGCGTAAAGAATTGCCCTGCATAATCGTTGCCTAATTCAAGTCTCATAAATAGCTCTCCGAGTAGGTCTTGTTCCTGACTATGTTCATAAGCATTCACGAGGTCTCCGAATAAGGAATAAAATATTTCCACTTCTGATTTGTTGTACTTTTTAGCGATGCTTGAGTATATGCGCTCTCTGTCTCCGCGTCTTTCTACGTCTGCTAGTGATAAGGTACAGGCTGTCATGGCAACGAAATCGGACCAAACAGTCCACTTTCTATGCTTGCCAGATTGAGATAGCTTTGAAATCTTATCAACTATTATTTTTTGGTAATCATTTGTTAATCGCAGAGACTTGGCCATCTTTATTCTCCTTCCAGTTCGCTATTTTCCTCATAATCGCTATAGTCATATCCTTCATCTGGTTGATGGTTGTACTCAAAAATATCCATCTGTCCATCTTTAATGGGGCGCATAACATACTCTCTTTTTTGCTTGTCCCAAACAAGCTCATACTCAGCACCACCAACAAAGCCGCTCAACTCGTCTTTGTATTGCATGACCGTACTGATCTTGTGTTCAAACTTTGGAAGTATTACTTCACGCTGTGCTTCATATCTAACCTCTTCAAAATCTCGGGTTTCCCCTTGTGTGAGCGTGATTTTTAAGGATAGCTTCAGCTCGGCTTTTTCTCCTTCTTTTTGGAGCATAGTGGATAGGGTCTTTCTTAAAAGTTGGTTAAAGTCACTTTTCATTGCATTAAACGCATCGCTTTCAAGTGTTATTTCATAAGCCTTTTTGCTCATAACAATTCTCCTTTCATGCATCCGCAGAAACGAGGGTTACCTCTATTCTTGGTTGCTGTGAATAATATTTTCTTATCTGGCAATCTACTACTTGAGCATCATCACGGTAAGCTATATGATTTAAACTATCTGCAACCACCTTGATAATGTTATCCATGTCCGGCTTTTTCGCTGGACGGAGTTCCCCATCTTCCATTTGCTTCTTTTTCTTTTTACTTGCACTGGCCGGGATTGTAAAATAGGCCATAATACGCAAGTCTATAATCGCATTGTCTGGAAATTTTGTGCTTCCAATTTGTCTACGATATTCAGTTGCTATTAAGTTTTCATAGAGCACCGTCTTGTCAGGTGTCCTGGTTATTACCTTTCCTTTAACATTGGCAAACCGTGGTCTCCCTTTCCCTTGGGGTTCGCCAAGCACAGTAAATTTAATTTTCATTCCATAAAACCTCCTATATATGCTCCACCTGCAAATAATGCAAGTCCAATAATCGCATGAAACACGCCTTGGTTTAAGGACATCGTTTCAATTTCCATTCCTCCAACAGCACCTAACATATAAAAGAATCCGATGAAACTTACTACTCCACAAATAGTTTCAAATTTAATTCTTTTCATAAGCTTCACCTACTCCCAAATATACTGGTAACAAAATACATGATTGCCGATAGTTCCCCAAACCCTATTGTTTTCTCCCGACCGTGAGAAGTAGACCACATCTTCAGGCAAAATATTAATTCCGAACATTGCCTTTTCTATTGCTTCGTATTGCTCTGGCATAGGATCAGCTGTGCCAAGCAGTTTTACTGATGAAAATTGTACCGTTTTCTTTCCTTCTCCTTGATGGATAACTTCATAAACGGTATCAGGAAAGTTATCTGCCATTATTCGATTGAAAACAACTTCGGCAACTGCTTGTTGGCCGTCCAATGATTCGCCCCTGGCTTCGTGGTATATAATTTCCGCTAACTCTTTGAGTTCATTTTCTGTCATGGTTATATTTGCATATCTTTCAACGGGTAGCGGATCAGGCTTTACTTCCACCACCAACTGCTTGGGTGAATTTGTTACGGCCACTGTTTTTTCAACCTTTATTTCTACAACTTCATTTTCTTTTGGTTCTGATGTATGAGCGCTTCCCATATTGGCTATAATGATAACGAGAACAATCACCGGCACTAAAAGCAGGAAGCTCCCTGGCTTTAATACAAAACGATATTTCCTTTTTTTCTTACGCATGATATCCTCCTAACGCTGACGCCAGCTTGGACCTGCCAGAACTATGCCTTTGCACATTTCCATGAGGCGGTCTATTGTAGCCTCAGCTGTGATGCTGTCCTTTGTAACCTGAGGTGTCATGCGGGTAATCAAGGCTTGGTCGTCATAATTTGTTGTAACAATGGTTGGCATATATGCTTCATACCGCCCATTGATTATGTTGTAAATCGTGGATATAGCCCATTCGGTTGGCGGCTCTTTTCCTATGTCGTCTATCACTAAGAGGGAAACCGTCTTATAGATACTGAGTACAGCTCCTTCATCGGTGCTGCCCCTGGCGAATGTGCGTTTTATCCTTTCAAGCAAATCAATCATTGTCATGCAGATTACTGGCGTTCCATTTTGCATAAGTTGATTTGCTATAGAAGCTGCCAAATGTGTTTTGCCAGTACCTTTAGGCCCGGAAATAAATAATCCGTTTCGCCCAGGCTCCTGCATATTTCTTCTTGGTAAAAGCTTGTCAAAATTATCAGCATATCTTTGGGCTGTTATGGCTGCCTGCCTGTTATCTTCCGTAATTTCAAAGGTATCAAATGTCCTTCTTAAAAATCTTTCGCCCATTCCAGATTCCCCGATAATTCTTCTAATCCGCTCTTTGAGCTTTCTATCATCCTCGGCTTTTTTCTCCGCTTCTTCTTTTGCAATGCGTTCTGCTTCAGCTTTTTCATATTCGTGCACCGCTTCCGGACAAGTGCATCTTTCTGCTCCATAAGGCATCCAGATAACACGATTGCCAAAATTCATTCCTTTGGTGTAACGAGTACCACCGCAATATATGCAAGTTACCGGAGCTGGCGGGTCGAAAGCTTCTGCTCTCGGATCATTGCTCATAATAATATGGCTATTTGATTCTTCATTCTTCTGTTCCCCAGTCGTCGTCTTCTGTTGCCATCTTGAAACCTCCTGAGAGGGAGAACTCTCCATCTTTCCCAGTATGGTTTTTATTGACTCCAGGCCCATTACTCTTACCTCCTTTGTTTCCGTCGTATTTACCCTCTCTGACCTTGTCCATGTTAGCCGCATTCATTAACCAATCGAAATTGGCTTTCCAGTTACGGTCATTTTCGCCCTTTAGGAAGTCGCTGGCCTCAACTCTTTTGAAATAGGTTTCAAAGAAATCAAGGTCAGGGTGCTCACCCCATCGGGCTGATACCGCTACCCTTCTTTTCCCGTTAATCCCCATTACTCTTGATAAGCTTGGGCAAGTAACATTAAAAAGCTCTCTTATCTTTTCGTAAGGGACAGATAAAGAAGGTGCAGATGATTCATCATTAGGTGGTGTTGGTTCTGTTTGTTCTGTACTGTTTGGTTGGTTAGGTACGGTACTGTACTGTACTGTAGCCCCTGTACGTGCATTGTTTGTGCTTTGCACGTGCTCTGAACTTTCATTTTTTGCCTTAGCACGTGCCTTTCTCATGCGTTCCCGGTTGGCTACACGCTTTTCAATTAAGCGCCCTGCGTAATCAAACCAATCATGTATAACAAGGCCATCATCCTCTGTCTTATCTAAAAAACCAGCTTCCACAAGTGCATCAACAAATTCCATTGGCTCTCGTTGCCATAGCACTGCATCGGCTATGTCGCCAGCTTCGTATTTAGTTAAGTCGCCATCCTGCGCAAAGTCTAATGCCCACCACCATAAATAATGGAGATATCCGACGGCTTCAGGCCAAGAGATAGAGAGCAGGCGTGCAAATTTTTTCATTTTTGGATGTCGTCCTAATTCTTGATTACTCTCAATCCATGCCATCAGCAAACCCCCTTTCAATTTGGATGGAGGACCGCTCCGGCTAAAGAGCGGCCCATTTTAAATCAGAATGGCAGATCCTCTCCATCATAATCAGCAAAGTCATTGTCTGAACCTTGATAATTGCCACCTGCAGATGCTTGTCCGTGGTTACTTTGTGCAGCTTGATATTGATTGATTTCTGTGTCTTTTTTGCTGTCTCCAAAGTAAACATTTTGAGCCACAACTTCATAAGATTTGCGCCTGTTTCCGTTTTTATCTTCCCAATTACGGACTTGGAGCTGGCCTGAAGCAATGGCCATTCTTCCCTTGGAAAAATAATTAGCAACAAATTCAGCTGTGTGTCTCCAGGCCATGCAGTCTATAAAGTCAACAGGCTTTTCTCCACTATCTTTACCGCCATAATCCCTTTCAACTGCCAGGGTAAAAGAAGCTACTGCTATTCCAGATTGTGTATATCGTAGCTCCGGGTCTCTTGTTAAACGCCCCATTATGGTTATCTGATTAAGCATTATCCTCATCCTTTTCTGGAAGTGGCCCGAATAAGAAGGAAAGTCTGTCCTGGGTTTCATAGGATTTAGATGATAGATATATGTTTTTTACAATATCAAGCTTCACTTCTTTAGTTAATAATTCAGCAAACCTATCAACAGTAATAGTGATATGATCTCTGTCAATACATAGCTCCAATAGTCCCGTAGATTCCATTACCTCATTTGTTTTTTGTTCTTGCTTTTCCATAATTAAATTCTCCTTTCGAGTTTTCACATATTTTTATTACTTTCTTGCATTGGGAGACATCGAACATCCCAATATGAGTTTCCTTGGGACTGAGCCCCATCCGCTCAGCCAGCCATTTATAAGCCTGGTTGCGTTTCATCCTTTTTGTTTTCCAAATGGGATCAAACGCTTCATGGGCGGCCATTTTCCAATAACGAAGCTCCTTGTCTGCCAAACGGCCCAACGGTTTATCGGTTCCTTTGTGAACACCAACATAAGCATCACAATCGCTGCAAAGGTAAATCATTCCATAGCTTTTGCCGTATACAATTTTGCTGTCAACATACTTAGCACGTTGGCCACAGTAGGGGCATGTTATATTAATCATTGAGAGCGCCCCCATTCTTCTTTGTATTTAGCCAATTGCTCCGGTGTTTCAGTTTCAATACCGAGATCCTTGGCCACATAGATTGTTCCATCTATCAGTCTGGACATCTCTTTGCTGTCCAGCTCATGAGTGTGTTTGTAAACCAAATAGCAATTAAAGGTTCGGCCATCCTCTTCCCGGACATCGAATACTTTTGCATAAGGATAAATAGAGTCAATGTTTACTGAAGCAGGGAGCTTGAAGCCAACGGTATAACCATCATCATCTTTTGCAAGTGCACCATATTCGACAACAAGGCTTTTCTTCACTTCGTCATTTCCCAAGGTTTGAGCTTCTGCAATTTTGTTAACAAGAACATGGAAATAGGCATTTGCATCCTTACTCCGTTTCTCCCTATATTTCTTGATTTCTATCCTTACATCAGCATCTTTTAATCGGTCAAACTCTTCTCTAAAATCTGAATTGACTTCAATGGTAATCCGCTGTTTTTTATTCATTCCGAAGGAGAGATCAATCAGCCGGCCTTTCATTATTCCTTCACCTCCTCTTCTTCAACATGACAATGAAGATATACATATTCACTATTAGGACCAATGTTGCGATAGATAAAATCGTCACATTTTTCCTTTGATAGATGGTTTTTCAGAACACGGCGCTCATAGGCATATTCTCCAGCTTCTTTTTTTGCTGCAATTTTTTCACGGATAACATCATCCTCAAAGTTTGCTTCAATCATGTAAAGGTCATAGTGTCGGGCAGTTATGCCATTAAGATTATGGGTATCTGTGGCATAGAATGCTTTCCCTGCTGGGAAGTGTATTTTATAGCCACAATTAGGCACATCATGGACCAGCGGTACAGGTATAATATTGAATAGGCCGTATCCGTACATAATGTCTACTTCAAACACATCAATATTTGTAAGTGGAACTCCAATAGATACCAACGGTTTTACAAGCCAGCGGCAGCATCCGAAGCGCAATGTTGGGCGTTCCTTTGCTAATTTTCTTATTGTGGAGCGGTTAAAATGGTCACCGTGTATATGGGTTAGAAGGACCAGCTTAAAAGTCTTGTAGAATGGTGCAATTAACTTGAATGGGACTCCGCAGTCAATCAAGATAATATCGTTGACTATTACAGCATTTCCTTTTGACCCGGTGGACACGATTTCGTGTTTAATAGCCATTACAATTCCGCTAGATCAACCTTTTCCACCATGTCGGTTGCTTCAGGTTGAGTAAATTGTATTTGTTCTTCTGCCGTGGTTACTATCTCGTTGCGTTCCCCAACTTCTGCTAAACTGGAATCCTGGAGGAATGCTTGCTGGAGCTCCGCTGACATAATGCCCCAACGAGAAATAAGCTGGCGCAACATGGTCTTCTTTGCCATGTCGTCGAAGTCTTTATACCAAAAGCTGCTATATCTCCATAAATCTTTATCTGCTATTTCACCAGCCAATAGCTTTTTATGATTTGCAATTGAGTAAGCTGGAGAATATTTATCTGCATGGTTCATCATCTTGACTTTGCTCCAATAAATAGCTTTTCTGAAACCGTTTATATATTCGAACATTGCATAGTAGCCTATTGTTTCAGCAGCTTCTCTTTGTTCGTAATCATCAATAAGGTTGCAGACAATTTCCTCATTCAGAGGATCAAAGCTAACCAGTTCACCTTCTTTAATTTCAAGAACATTTAGTTTTTTATAGTGGCTACTTCTTATTGCAAGTTGAATATAGCCCTTGTAGCCAAGAATGAATTGAGCCTTAACAACTTCTGGATACAGAAGGTTTCCTTGTCTGTCATACTTAGCTTTGGATTTAAAAGGGACAAGATAATACTGTCCTAGCTGCGGGGATGGGGATAGGTTCAGGCTTTCACCAAGTAGGGCACCGGCCAAGATTGTACCTGCTTCACATTCTTGCAAAGCGGGATTAACCGCCACTGCTGATGTAATAGATGCAATAAATCTTTTTGCCCTTTCCGGATCTCCCAGGGTGTTATTGATTAGATTTTTATATCCCGAAGTAGTTATGGCCACAGAGAACCTTGGTTGTTGTTTTTCGGGAACAAGATTTTTAGAGTTGCTCATATTTATAGCCTCCTTCTTCCAAGAAATTCTTTAATGCTTTTAGTTGCTCAATTGTTCCAAGAACCTTAAACGAGGTTTCGTAAACTGTTTCATCAACACTTTGCTCTGCTTTGACTTCTATAGGAGCAGCCGAAGGCTCAGGGATTTTTATTTCTTCTTCAATCACGGCTTCAACTTTCTTTTGAGCTTCAGCCCTGGCTGCTTGTTCCTGCTTCATGGCTTCCCGGCGCTGTCTTTCGTTTTCAATAGCTTCCTTTTTTGCGGAAACACTCGTTATTGCTTGAGCGATATTTAAGGACTTTTTATACTCAACCAGTATTTCTTCTTTGTGCTCCTGGGTCTCAATGAGCCCTAAATCTTCAACAACCTTATCTATAAAGGCAGCTGTTTTTTCCTTTAGAGATTTCTTTGAGGCGGACATGGTAATATTAATTCCTGTATCTTCAAATTTAATAAAATCAATGTTTTTGCTTTTGACATACTCCGAAAAGTATTCAAGAATCTCTTCTGCTTTTTCTCCTTTAATGCCATCCTCAACCTCATCAATCTTCTTTTTTAACTTTGCATCAGCATCCGAATAAATATCACCGGCGCAGGTTTTATACAGTTCTTCAAACTTCAAATAAGGAGCCATTATGGCTTTTTTAACTTCTATCCTGCGAGCTTCCAGCGTTCTATATTCTTTTGATAACTCAGCTCTTTCACGCTTGACTTCTTTGTAGGTATCTTCATTACAAACAAGCGATAGAGCCACAGCCACACGGTTTTCTATATTTTCTTTTACTTGTCGCAGTTGCTCCTCAATTACTGGCAACTGCTTAACAACGATTAAATCTTTTGACATATTTCATTCATCCTCACTTTCTGCAAATTCTGTGATAGTTTTTAAGATTGGGAGGATCCTCACATCAATGCGACTTTCGGGAACATTAACTTCCGTTATTATTCCAGCTGAAAAGCCTTTTGCAGTTGGCGCCTTTACGAAATCTCCTACCTTTACATCCATTTCGCAATAGTAGTTGTATGTTCTCCCATCAAACTCTCCTGTGTTTTTGTTCTTATAATTGATTCCAACAATTGCTTTTCCCATCAAAAGCACTCCTTTCAATAATCTTGATTTTCTTCCCATGCATCGGACCTTTGAATGCAATTGTCACAGCCGACAATTTCTCCATGCTTGTCCTTATAGTAGGTGTCTGTTTCTTCATCACAGACCGGGCAGCGTGGCCACCTTGGCTCTTGGCCATCCGGATAGCCTGTGCGTTCCATATTTCTAATTACAGGATGGTCGGGCAAATTATAAGAGTTCATTTATGCGCCTTCCTTTCCTCGGCTTTCTTTTTCCGCTCAACATACTTCTCAACGGTATAGGTAAGCCAGTCCTGCATTGTTTTATAGCCATCTTCTCTGATGTATCTTTGTAGTTCTGCATATATTTCATCTGGAAGTCTGCATGAGATACGACATTTTAATTTATGGCCACTTGTTTTTTTCTTCTTGTTCTTCAATAGCTTTTCTGGATCAAACTTGGTGTATAGGGCTTCCATAGCATCTTGCCTTATACGAATGCCGTATTCATTGCCACGTTCACACTTGCTTTGCATGGTCTTGTCGTACTTGGGGTAAAGTTCTTTTACTACCGACACCATTTCCCGAGCCGGCAATTTCTTCTCCAGCCTCAGGCTTCTTAATTCTTCTGACATTTAGACACCCCCTCGGTATCTTGACAGTTAGAATCGGGATTGGTAGACTGGCTATAGATAGTTTCGGAAGAGGCCGTTCCCGTGGCAGCGGGGCGGTCTTCTTTTATGCCGTAATAATTCATGTAGAATTCCTCACGGCGTTTAGCAATAGGCCTGTCCTCCGGATAGTTTTTCATCCTGGCCAAAACCTTTTTCCCACAGTCGGGACAATAGGCTTGATTTAAAAGTGGAATTAAAACTATATTGGAATAACCAATGATGTCCTTCAGGCATTCATCACATACGGGCATCATATTTTCCGAGTAGTTCGCAAGCTCAAGCCACGTTATTTTTAGCCAGCCAATTCCATTTTTATGGCGATAAAACTTAGCCATTGATTTCCTCCTTTCTATGAACTAATCCAGCAACAAGAGTCGCCTCTTCTTCGGATAGTCCAACCATTTCATCTTCTTGCGACTTACAGACAAAAGCAGGCCCGAAGATATAATCTGATCCGTTTCTAATAGGAAAATTAGGCGGTAAGTTTTTTAATTTTCCTTCTTCGTTTACAACAAGCAGTAGGTTTTTCCCAAGTAAACGGCCACCGTTTGGAAGCCATTCTGCTGGGACTATTTCAATGTAGCCACCAACGATTTTTTGCATTGCATCCAAGTCGCTTTTGAAGTTTTTAACTTGGGCAGGCTTCCCTGGCTCAATAACAACTACAAGCATTGTTTCTTTCATGACTAACCCTCCTTTCATTTAGCAGCTTTAAGTTTTGCTGCCCTTTTTTCTGCCTTTTTTGCATCTATGAATTCCCTCCCTCCAGGCTGTTTAAGAAAAGCCATTACGCTATCTAACGTTGCCGCAGCGAGCTCCTCTCGAACATGCTCAGGTATTGAAGCTAAATCAACGGTCATTCGCTGTGCATCGTTCAATCCGAACACCACCTTTCTTTTGATTAGTTCAATGCTATTGAACTTTTAGAGTAAAAAAATATTCAGGAATATCTGCACCAGGCAATTCAAGTAATTTGCATGCCTTTGCAATTTCAGCCTGTTTGAAACCTACCCTTCCATTTAGCTTTAAAGATAGACTTCTTTCAGATATTCCCATGGCCCCAGAAAAATTTGCCTGGCTACCATATTTCTCAGTAATACGCCCTAAAAGCTTGCTGTAATCGTAAGCCATTGCCTACACCTCCTTCCGTTAATTAAGTTCAATTGGATTGAACCTATAGTCAATATAACACAGGCAAAAAATTATTGCAACACTTTTCGTCAAAAAGTTTGAACTTTTTTTCTGCTTATGCTTGAACTTTAGTTCAAGATATATTATAATTGACTTACCTTGAAAGGAGCGTGACAAGGAATGAAAAAGTTTACAACTTCGCAGAGATTGAAGCAAATAATGGATATTAGACAACTAAGACAAGTTGACATATTAGAGGCTGCAGAGCCTTTTTGTAAAAAATATAATGTGAAGCTGGAGAAGAATGCATTAAGCCAATATGTATCAGGAAAAGTTGAACCTGGACAAGAGAAGCTTACAATACTAGGGATGGCATTAGGGGTATCTGAAGCTTGGTTAATGGGTTATGAAGTTCCCATGGAAAGATATACGCCCACAGCAGAAAACGGCAATGGGCGTACAAATGAATTTATAGAATTATTTGGCCTTTTAACCACAGAACAACAAGCCCTTATTGTTCATCAGATAAAAGGGATTTTATCAAATCAATGATTTCTTCCTGTGCCGACTCGGGTAATTTTGAGAAAAGCTCAGCTGCAAAGACTGTTTCGGCGGGAAGGCTCATATCCTCTGTTTGATACTCGGCGGCTTTATGTAGCATATCAACCAGCTCCTTTCTTGATATTCCTGCCGACAGTAACATTATTATATCAGGTCTGATGGCAATTTGTCAGAAAAGATATTAAATAACTGACAGGGGACAAGGGAGCATGATATCCTATAAATGGGAACTAATGTGGATTTATAAAGGAGGTATTTCAATGATTATAACGACTGCATATTCTGTAGAAGGAAAGAGTATTAAAGATTATTTAGGTGTGGTTTCAGCTGCGATGGTAATGGTAATGCCTGGTGGTAATAAAGGTGTGCAGCGTGGATGGCAAGCAGGCGTAGAAGGGACAACCGAGATATTAAAACAGCAAGCCAGCAACTTAGGGGCAGATGCAATAATTGCTATAAAATATGAGCCTCACGGTATGAATATTTGCGCTACTGGCACAGCAGTAAGACTGGTATAAGGTATGTATATATTCTTACTTCTTGTATTTCTTGTTGTTGGGTTTATTCTTTTGATAAATTCAATGCTGAAACTTTATAATTTTATAAAAAATAATGGCAGGCAGAATTTAAGCAGGCAATTTAAGAAAATAAAACAAGAAATATTAAATAAGATTATGCATGACTTTAATGTGCCTAATTGGAATATGTGGGATAAATCTACTCATTTTATTGACGGCCAATACGAAAGGTTGCAAAGGGCTGTAACAGAATCTATTGAGGTTATATCCTATGATGATGATAATATTTCTGCAACGATAAAAGGATCTACAGGCAATACATACTCTACCAATTATTCAGCTTGTAGTTGCCCTGATTTTCAATTAAGAAAATTACCGTGTAAGCATATGTATCTTCTTTGTATATGGATGCATGAAAATAATAAACACAGAACTTAAATATAAAAGGGAGGGATGTCGGTGGCAAGAAAAAAGAAACTTAATATACCTTCGGGCGTCGCCGTCATTTACGCCCGATATAGTAGTCATTCCCAAAAAGATATTAGCATTGAACAGCAAGTTGCTGAATGTATGGAATATGCTGCAGCTAATAATCTTGAAGTAGTAGAAACATATTCAGATAGGCATTTAACAGGGAAGTCTGACAAACGGCCAGGCTTTCAAAGAATGATGCGCCATGCAGAAAAAGGACAGTTCCAAGTAATCATATCCTGGAAGTCCAACCGTATGGCTAGAAACATGCTTCAAGCTCTACAATACGAAGAAAAACTTTCTAAATTCGGCATTCGTGTAGTTTATGCTAAAGAAGAGTTTGGAGACAATGCAGCCGGCAGATTTGCACTTAGAACAATGATGAACGTCAATCAGTTCTATTCAGAAAATATGGCTGAGGATATTAAAAGAGGTCTTTACGATAATGCAATGAATTGCAAGGTAAACAATGGGAAGCTACCGTATGGGTTTAAAAAAGGCGAAGATGATAAATTTGCAATAGATGAAGATAGAGCAAATGTGGTTAGGGAGATATTTGGACGAGTGGCCTGTGGAGATGCTTTTGCAGATATTGCAAGAGATCTAAACGAAAGAGGAATAAAAACCGGCACAGGTGGAGAATGGGGAAAGAATAGTTTCCATAGAATGCTTAAAAATGAAAGATATATAGGATTTTATATATATGGTGATGTAAAAATTGAAGGCGGTGTACCGCAAATCATAGGGAAGGAGTTGTTTTATTCCGTGCAAGAACATCTTAAAAATAAGAAGAATCCACAAGGCAGGCATCGGGTTAATGGAGATTATCTTCTGACTGGAAAGCTATATTGCGGTAAATGCAAAGGCCACATGGTAGGAATGTCTGGGACAAGCCGTCATGGCAACTTGCATTATTATTACACCTGTCAAACTCGTAGGCTTGAAAAAACTTGTGATAAAGAGAATGTCCGTAGAGACTGGACTGAAGAACAGGTGGCTAATGCCATCAAGGAATATATCCTAAAAGATGAAGTGATTAAATGGATTGCCGATAGCGTTCATGAGTATGGGAAGAAAAAGAAAAGCGAATCTCAAATAGCAATATTAGAAGAACAACTTACTGAAAATAAAAGAGCCGCAAAGAATCTTCTGACAGCGATTGAGCAGGGAATAATTACGGCCACTACCAGGGATCGATTGTTAGAACTTGAAACAGAACAGTCTAAGCTTTCGGCTTTATTGGCAGTTGAGAAATCATCTATCCCCGAAGTGAATAAAGAAGATATCATAGTTTGGCTTGAATCTTTCCGTGATGGCAGTATAACGGATAAGAAGTATCAGGCGAAGCTTTTTAATACTTTCCTTATTTCAGTTTATCTTTATGATGATAAATTAAAATTGGTATTCAATTTCACCGGGAAAAAGAATACCATAAATATTGATTTAGATACGTCTGTGATTGAAAATATAGAAAAAGACGAACCCATATTAAAAGGTTCGTCTGGCTCTCCATTGGTGGAAAATAGGGGAGCTTATACGAACACAGAGTCATGTATCTATATATATGATGGCGTGTTCGTCTTGGTATGCCCTATTATATAACTAAATAGGCAAAAAGAAAAGACTATCTAGAAGCGATATTTCCGCCGATAGTCTTTTCTTATGTAATGACACAAGAAACGCCATAACGAATTTCGTTATTTTCTAACAAATCCCATTCTTCTTCTACAATAGTTGTTAGAATTTAACGCAAAGGAGCATGGCTTATGATTAGAATTTTACTGTCCACAAAGCTTGGCGAGCTGAGGTGGACACAAGCAGACCTTGCACGGAAAACTGGTATAAGGCCTTCAACTATAAATGACTTATATCATGATTTAGCCGAGCGGGTCAACTTAGAACATCTTGATTTAATATGTGAGGCCCTGGATTGTGATATATCTGATATTTTAGTCCGTGTGCCTAATAAGGATGCCAGGGTAAAATCCCGTACTGGCAAAACCTTACGTAAGGAGCTGTAATGCTATACTCCTTGACCCGGACATTAGTCCGGGTCTTTTATATTTCTTCACCGGTGTCGTTAAAAATAAAGGAGATTTTAAGAGTGCAATTAAGAGCATCAGCCATATTCCTCATATCGCTTTCCCTTAGATCCCCACGCCCAATTTTATTTGATAAATTTTGCCTGGTCATACTTGTAGCTTCAGCCAATTGTGTGTTATTAAGTCCACGCCTATCGGCAATAACTTTTATTTTTTCAATTGTGGTAAGCTCAATACTCATATCATTACCTCCCTTCATCCTCTATATTACTATCGACACTATAAAATGTCAAATGATAAAATTTGTTTTACTAATTTCACTTTTTAGTGTAAATAAGTGTTGACAAGCGAAACTAATTAGTGTAATATGTAAATGAAAGGTAAACAAAAACAAGTTCAAGGGGGAAGGAAAATGTTAAAAAAACAAAGGTTTGGCGTGGAAATAGAATTCACAGGAATATCAAGGGGTAGAGCTGCAGAAGTAATTGCTAAATATTTCGGTACCTCGGTAACACTTACAAGAGGCACCTACGATACAAGGACTATCAAGGATACGAAGGATAGAGAATGGCAGGTAATGAGGGATAGCTCTATCAGACCACAACCGGCCGGTGACGAATTCAAGGTTGAGCTTGTATCTCCCATATTGGTATATGAAGACATCGAGGTTATCCAGGAACTTCTTAGGAAACTAAGAGAAGCGGGAGCAAAATCTAATAGCAGTTGCGGAATTCACATTCACATAGACGGAGCTAACCATAACGCCAAATCTTTGAAAAACATTGTTAACTTCTTTTGTTCAAGACAAGACCTAATATACGAGGCCCTGCAGGTAAAGGAAAACAGGGTTAGCTACTGTAAAAAGGTTAGTCATGAATTACTTAAAAAAATCAAGGCCACTAAAAACATTACTCAAAACGATGTTGAAACTCTATGGTACTCAAGGGCTAATCATGGCCACGCTGGTGGAAGTGGTGGTAGGTACAACCAAACAAGGTATCAAGGATTAAACCTCCACAGTTTTTTCTACCGTGGCACCGTCGAATTTAGAATGTTCAACAGCACCACTCACGCCGGTGAACTCAAAGCTTACATACAATTTTGCTTGGCAGTGAGTGCATGGGCAATCAAAAGCACCGATAGGATTTTATTTAAAAACATTAGTCATTATAACCCAGGACAGAAAACAACCATTATGAACAATGTACTTATCCACAGATTAAACATGGTTGGGGATGAATTCAAAACAGCAAGACTGCATCTAACCTCCCATCTAAAAGAAGTTGCAGCAGTAGCATAAATAAAATAAATGCCGAGCCGGGCGGCCAAACCCGGCAGAAAGGATGTGCAATATGAAAGTTTATTGTGTAGTAACGGAATTTTACGATAATGGAAAAGTCAAGGCTTGGATTACCGATCACACCACAAACGGTGAAAGACTACCTCAAAGTAGCACCACGGTATATAGAAATAAGGATGTATATAGAGATTACTTTTCAGACAAATCAGAAGCAATTAGGTTTTGCGACGAAGCCAAAGAAGCTTAACTTAATTCAAGCCGACCCCAACGGCTAATATGGGGAGAATGGAGGAATTATCATGGCAAATATCAAGTATGAAATTAAAGAAAGTTTAGGAGCTATATCCGAAGGCTCAAGAGGTTGGACCAAGGAACTCAATCTGGTTAGCTGGAATGACCGGGAAGCCAAATATGACATTAGGGACTGGGACGAAACCCACGAGAAGATGGGGAAAGGTATTACCTTAACAGAAGATGAGTTAATCAAGCTAAAAGAAATCCTTAATTCTATGGATATCTAACCCGCCTGATGATGGCCATTTGGTTAGTGGCCGAAATCCCCTTCGGGGGATAGCGGGAAACCCGTCGGCTCAGGGGATAATCGCCGCCCCTTTTATATTATAAATTGTTCTTTGAAAATTAAAAACCGAAAGGAGCGTAATGATTATGGAATTGAAAGAAAGATGCCAGATGGGCACAGAGATTTTAAGAATGACTGACGATGGAAATAAACTTGATGTCCGGGATTTGAAGTTATTAGAAAGTGCAATCAACGGTTTTCTGAATGAGGCAGGTTATCAGAAATTCAAAGAGCTCCATGGCCAAGTAATTGCGGGAGATTATTCTCTTCCCTGGCTTCATGGAATAGAGCATTTAACTTTAGACCAAGAAGGCTATGTCTATTGGAAAGGTCAGCATGTAGAACACTATGATATTCCATGGGCGTATAGTGAAAAAGCAAAACTGCAAGCAGAAGAATTGGCCCGGAGATGCAAGATACTTGAGGAACAAGGCAAAGAAATAAATTCAGTAACAGCTATATGGAGCTGGAAAAGGGAGGTAATTTAATTATGGCAAGAACGATTGAAGAAGCAAAAGACTTATTAAAATCTTTGATGGAGCTGCAGGAAGATAATACAAGAGATTATGCTTTCCCTTGTCCAAGGTGTGGCCATGATCGTATGGATAAAAAACCGACAAGGAATGCATTAAGTCGTAGGTTTGATGTTTATATTTGTAATACATGTGGAATGGAAGAGGCTCTCCTGGATGCAGCAGGAAAGGATCCACTACCACTTAATGAATGGGCGATGATAAAAGCATTTGATGTTGAAGAAGAAGAGGACGAACAAGTTTGTAGGGTATGTGGATGCACTTGGGATAATGCATGCGAAGGTGGTTGCTATTGGGTAGAGGACAATCTTTGTAGTCGATGTGCCGAATTATAAACTTATCTGGATAGGTATTTCCTTGTTATATTGTTTATTTACCCTTTAGCGGTGTTGCAACAGCTCTAAATGATAAACAAACCATTCAGCCATGTAATAACACTATATAAATAAAAAAAGCCCCTCCAAGGACTTTTGATAGTCTCGAGGAGGGGTTTTCCCATATATATTATTTAGGAGGATTTATGGGCTTTACTTGGTTAATTTCATTGCTGGCCAGTACAAAAGCCTGAGCCATATTATTTTTATTTAGGTAATCCTTCATCTGTCCAACAGCTGCTTCTATCATTTCATCTATTTGTTTTGCTGTAAAAAAGAATTTCAGAATTACGGGTATTCTTTCATATAGCCATGTCGTTACCGCTGCATACTTCAGGTTGCCTGTTCCGGCACCGTATTCAGCTTCAGCTTGGGTCACAAGGTAGAAAAGCATTTGCTTCACATAGACGGCAGACCCTTTTCTAACCAGAACAACACAAGCCACAATAAAAAGGATAACGACTAAAGCGCTATCCCAATTCGCAATTATAAAATTTATCATGTTCTTCTCTCCTTTACACTGCGGTCAAATCTTTTAGATTTACCCAGCTTGTTATTTCCTTCAGTAGTGCCTTTTCCCCGGAGATTTGTTGCACCGTATAGGTGTTTGCTTTTACCCAGGCAGGGATGGTTTGCCCGGTGCTATATTTTGTAGCTGTAGCATTTACCTTTACCTTGCTTCCTGCGGCTATTTTTTTAGTTGGTGCAGGAGCGGATCCAGGTTGCACTATGGTTCCAGCAGTAGTTGTAATATAAGTGTCAAATCCCTTTGCCTTTAATTTTGCAGCCATGGCATCGGCATTAGCTTTCACTGCATAGGCGCCTACCTGTACCCGATATAGACCGCCAGCCTGCTTAATCAAAGCTTCAAAACCTGCAGCTTTAACTTTATTGTACTGTGCATCAGCATTAGCTTTCACAGAATACGCCCCAGTTTGAACATGATACAAAGTAGACGTACCTGGTGTAGTCGGTGTAACTGCCACAGCCTTAGTAGCTTCAAGCTTGCCCATCATGGCCACTATGTCCGTTCCATAACTGGCTGCAGGTGCCCATTTACCGCCAAGCTGTTCAACGGTGGTTGCTGTTGCATTTAAATATGGAAAGTGTCTTGGGTCTGGTGTATTTGTTTTCGGATAACCTGCGGCGCCGGCATAAAGAGCCAGGTGATCTATTTGGGCTTGAATGCCTTGTTCCCAAGATGAAAACCTCTGATGTGCATTCGGATCAGAATCTCCACCACCTGATTTTGTTTTCATTCCACAGGGATTCATATAGCCTTCATTTAGTACACCTTTGAATTTTCCGTAACCTGTTTCTTTCGCTGATTGGGCATAAACCAATACAGGGTTTATACCTACAGCTGTAGCCAACTTCCAGAAGATATCTGCAAGGCTAATAAAGAGATCTGTAGCCCCGTTATTCTTTGCCCAAGTTTTAGCCTGGTCAACTGTGGCCGTAGTTTTGTTTATTATTTTAGTTTCTGGCTGTTTGCTACTCCCTTTAAGCTTTAATCCATAATGAGCTGCAATGACTTTTACTTCAGCTTCAGCTAATTTTTTAAGATTAGAATCTTGAAGCAAAAATCCACAGTCTTTTGGGTTTGTGTGGAAGCCATGTTCAATTAGCATTGCATTCTTGCAACCTGATGCTATCGCACTTCTTAACACTCCATACCAATCAGTTCCAGAATTATTTTTCTTATATGTGATTCCTCTAAAATGATGACCCATGACCTTGGCCACGGCTTCGCCCATGGCGGTAGCCAAAGGCTTATTAGGCCTTGTTACCGAATCTAATATAACTGTTCCAGTAATGGTATTATAATTAGCTGCACCAGTTCCCGGAGCGTTACTATGGTTACTAATAAACAAATCAAAGCCAGTAGCCATTTGCCCCCTTGCAGCAAGACTTGGATCATCCGAAACCTTTTTTCTTGTGATTACGACGGTTACATTTTCATATTTTTCAAGTTCCGTTTTTTGTAGCTGGGATAACTTAAACATTTGTGTCCCTTCATAATATGGCTTGGTCACCCCAGGATTTCCATATTGTCCATGCCCTGGATCAATACATATTTTCATTGATATTTCCTCCTTCTTGACAATCTTCTTTAACTATTCCAAGCCCTTCGAGCTTCCCACTGATTTTAAACGGAACACCATCTTTGTCCACACCATTCTTATTGCGTGATGTTTTTAGAATAGCCTGGTAGCAAAAATAAGACAGTGTAACGCCAAAGGACTCAATAATTAATGTAACTGTTACAGTTTCGTTTGGGTTGCGTTCAAAGAAAGCCAAAATGTAGGATAGGAATATCCAGACAATTGTCACAACCCACGAAATAACAACAAGCTTTTGAGAAAATTCTTTTGGTTTTTTCCTTTTGGCTCTCATTAGTACCTATCATCCTTTCCCTCAATCCTGTCTATTCGGTGATGGGCTTGCTTTGCAGATTGCTCCACCGCCGTAACACGAGAGATTATTTCAAGATGCCTTTCATCCTGCTTTTCCTGTTTACGCTTAATATCGTCGATACCGGCTTTTATGTAGCCAACTTCAGTAAGGATTGTTCCGCTTTCCTTACCTTCATCTTTGTTATCAGTACGATTGTTGCGTTTATAGGCTGCAAACCCAAAGGCTATTGCACTTATAGTTCCTAAAACTCCAAGGACAGTTGAAAGTATTGCGATCTCGCTCATATATCGTCCTCCATCCCGCAACAAAAAAACGACCCTGCTTTCACAGAGTCGCTTCACTTGCTTTTAGTCTATTTACTTTTTCTAATCAGGACATAGTCCTCTAATACCTTTTTCCTTAAAGCATCATTATTGCAATGCTTCATCAATCCTAAATAGCTTATGATTACGCTTTTGGCGTATTCGTAAGGCACTTCTCCCTTGCTATATTTTTCTCTGACGAAATTCAGGTGTCTTTTCATCTGCAGGGAGGTTTTCTTTCGAAGCTCTATTTTATGTGGCCATATTCTTTTTCCCACAAATTCCACCCCATCATCATAGGGCATAATGGCCGTCTTATCATTTAATTGCAAAGAGAAATTCTCCTGCAAATATATCTCTAGCTCATAAAGAGCATCCCATATTTGGTCTTTGCTTGGCGCCATGAGTATCATATCATCCATGTAACGTATATAGTATGGAATTCTTACTTCACGCTTCATATAGTGATCCACTGGGGACATTACCACATTGCCCGTTATTTGAGATATGAGAGACCCTGTCTGCATTCCTACGCCAGCTATTCTTTCCGTTTCAAAAACATCTGTTACATCCAGGGGTAATCCCATCGGCCGGCCATCTGCTTTAATTGCAGTTTCCAGGAAGTGCATCATGTCCGGATCATCAAGTGGCCTACCTAATTCCCTGAGCTGCACCTCTATGGGGATGCGATAAAAAAATAATCTAATATCTGCCTTACCGATAAACCATTTTCCAGGTTTATTCTGTACAAGTCGCATCCAATATTGAAGCTGTTGGGCTGCTTTAATCGGACCACGGTTTTCTATGCTTCCATAACTGTGTTCATAAAATGATTTAGTATATATTGGCCACAAAACATTTCTAGCAGCACAATTGATTACACGATCCTCAAATGGCAGAGCCATGATAATTCTTTTCTTCGGATAATACTCATAAAACTCATGAAGTCTTTTTACCTCATATGATTTCCATTGCAAATGGTTTATTGAGTTTATGAGATTTTCTTCAAGGTTGGCGCTATAGGCAAGCACTTCATCCTGATACCGCTTGTCTTTACGGGCAAGGAGATATCCGTCATACATATTCTCAAATTCTATGAACTTTTTAAATACATCTTTATGCTTTTCCATAGCGCCACTCCAAGAATGCTATGCTTTGCAGGCCAAAAAACAGGACGGCATACACAGCTTAATATTTTTCGCCTAATTCTTTAAACGAGGGAACAGACCCCTTTATCGCCCCTGTGCTGAAGGTAAACCCTTGAGTCTACAATATCTGACTTGGAGGCAAAGCGAAGCGGAAGCCGAGCGTGGCGTTGACGTTCGTCCGAGAGTTGTTGCCGTTGAACGTCGCCAAGCCGTTGGAGGCATTGTTATAGTTGCCACCGCAGTTGAAGGACCGCAACGGCCTATCCCCTATGTCAAGTGGATTTTTGGTTGTTGACGGATTTTAACCATCCACCTAGCATTTTACCAATCTCAACTACTTTACCCGACCATATTTCATATTTTTTCATGGGAAGAAATCCAAGGTTTTGAGACAATCTCAGATATGCTTTCATCTTCATTATTTCCACATCGAGGTCTTGCAAGGTAGTCTTTTTGTAATACTTCTTTTGAGCTTCAATAGTTCGCTCAAGCATGGTATCCATACTTCTTTTTATATCTGTTACCAAGGCAAATTTTTCTGACTTAGGATATTGGGCTAATGCACCATAGCCATACTCCATCATGTCGAAAATCTTTTGAAGGATTTTTAATTCCTCGGCCATAATGCACCTCCTTCTAACTCATGTCTTGAACTTATATTACATGATTTAGTCAGAGTATGCGCCATTTTGTTAGGGAATAACGGATTTCGTTATTTCTAAAATTTTCGCTAAAGCTCCGCTATCGCGGAGCTTACAGATTACAGTTATACAGATGGCAGTTCAACATAAGCGAAGCGGAAGCCGAGCGAGGCGAAGACGCCCGCCCGAGAGTAGTTGCCGCT